AATCCTCATTGCTTAAGTGCGATGACGCCAATTACGCTCTCAAATGGAGAAGTAAAATATATAAAAGATATATTTAATGAAAAGAAAATGGATATTAAAACGATAGACCCAATATCGTTGAAGGTATCTAATACTAAATTTAAAGATGGATTTGTTATAAAATCAAGAGAATTAAAACAATTAACAACTATTTCTGGAAGAATAATTAAATGCACGCCAGATCATAAATTTTTAGTATTAAATAATGGAAAATTAATTTGGAAAGAAACGCGAGACATAATACCATATTGTGATAAAATGGTAATACATCATTCTATATTACCTGTTCCATCAAACGATGGCGTTAATTTGGAAATTACAGAAGGCGAAGGTCAATATTGGGATAGATTGAAATCGTTGGGATTTGTTGGACAAATTTCTAATGATAAAACGATGATATTGGCAAGATTAATGGGAATAGTTGAATCAGACGGACATATTTCTATCAGGAACGTTAATACGCATTCCATTAGAATAAAAATATATGTTGGAGAAGAAGAAGACATAAATGAAATAACAAATGATGTAATTACATTAGGATTTAATAAACCTATGAAAAAGGAAAGTCTTCTTTGGAAAAGTGATAAATGGACATATGACCTCACTTTAGAACCAGCATTAGGTTATTTATTATATTGTTTGGGTACTTGTGCGGGCAATAAAACAAAAAGTATAAGAAAATTACCAGAATGGATTAAGCAAGCTAATTCAAGTGTAAAACGAGAATTCTTGTCGGGTTATCAAGGAGGAGATGGAAGTAAAGTAGTTGTAAATATGACCACGCAAAATCAACAAGTTAGAATTAGACCAATACCTATGAGAAGTCTTATCAAAGAAGATATAAAAAATTCGCATAGAAAATATCTTGAAGATATGCAAGAATTATTTAATAATTTTGATATTAAAACAAGTATTTGTGAATATAAAACAAAATATGAAGATAGAGTTGATTTTAGATTAGCGATTTCACTCGCAAAAAAAAATATTGAAAAATGTATGGATATTATTGCTTATAGATACTGTAACCACAAAAGAAGAGAAAGTAGATGTGCTATAGAATATTTTAAAACGATGACGAATGGAATTAAATTTGAGTACGCCCAATTTAAAGAGTGTTTCCAAAAAGACCATTTGGTTACTACATTTGTTAAAGAAATTAAGAATATAGACCCAGAAGACGTATATGATTTTACAACCATTTCAGAAAATCATAGTTTTATAGCAAATAGTTTTGTTTCTCATAATTGTATTCCCTCCAGGATGACGATAGCGCAGCTAAAGGAGACGCTATTGGGTAAAGTTTTATTACAATTAGGAATGTTTGGTGATGGCACAAGTTATGGCGAATTACCAATTAAAGATATTTGTAAAGAGTTAATGAAATTGGGATATGAAAAGAATGGCAACGAGATTTTATATAATGGCATGACAGGCGAACAATTGGAAACTGAGATATTTATCGGACCAGCATTCTATCAAAGATTGAAACATATGGTCGATGATAAAGAACATAGTCGTGCTATCGGACCCATGGTGGTCTTAACACGACAACCAGCAGAAGGTAGGAGTAGAGAGGGGGGGTTACGCTTCGGAGAAATGGAAAGGGATTGTATGGTCAGTCACGGCGCCGCAAGATTTACGAAGGATAGGATTTATCATGCGAGTGATACATATCAAGTATATACTTGTGAAAAATGTGGAATGATAGCTACATTTAATGATGAAAAGAAGATACATTTGTGTAAATATTGTGGAAATTCAACACATTTCAAGTATAATCAAATACCATATTCTTGTAAATTGTTGTTTCAAGAATTGATTACGATGAATATTGCTCCAAGAATAATTTCCTAAATATTAATTAAATTATTAACTAATATTTTTAACGGCGTCTTCTACGGCGACTTTTTTTACTGCTTCTTTTTCTCCTTCTTCTACTTTTGCGTGATTTTCTCTTCTTTCTGCGTGATTTTCTTCCTCCCTTGGGCGTGGGCGCTGGGATAAATTTGCCTAGTACTTCTTTGTTGGTACCTTGATAATTACCAGCGTAGTCTTCTATGTCTGTATGTTTAGTTACCTTAACATTTTTTCCTATAAATTTACACTCGCACCTTGTAGTATCACCACCTCTTCTTCTACGTGATCTTCTTCGTCTCTTTTTGCGTGACTTTCTTCTTTTACGTGATTTGCGTCTTGATTTTTTTCTCTTCTTTTTACGCGATTTCCTGCGGCGGCGTCTGCCTCCTGCTGCTGGTGCTGCTGCTGCTGGTGCTACCGGTGGTGTAACTTTTTCCGCGGCTATTTCCGCGGCTATTTCCGCTTTCTTCGCTGCTAATCCTTGAGTGTATCCCGCTTCTACTTCGGCATTTTTTCCATCAATAAATTTCCCTGTTTGCGCAATAGCTTCCATGCCTTTTCCTGGTAAACTGGTTATTGCTCCCACGGGATCTGGTAGTATTTCTGTGAATAAGTCTTCAGCGCTTTTGCCCGCTTTGGCAGCAGCATTTTGTGCCATTGTTGCTTGAGCAGCTGTTCTCATGTCACCTATTTTGCCTCTTGCAAGAGCCATAGTTCCTGCTAAATTACCTTGTATAGCTCCCCATCTGGCTTTAGCTTTTTCTCCTTGTGCCATCACATCACCACCTATTCCTTCTACTGCATCTGTAACATTACTGATGTTCGCATTTATATTGTTCATAGCCCCTTCAGTCGCATTTCCTAATCCTTCTGCTCCGTCCATTTAATATATTAATTATTTAGATAATAATTAATATTTACAATTTAATATGTTTCGATAATTCCAAAGCTACTAAACCACCCAATACTTGAGCGCCAATATAAGGGGCCAAATCACTCATCTTCAATTTACCCGCACGCGCCATCATAATAGAGACACCAGGATTGAAGTGACCACCGGAGATTTTACCACCAACCATAATTACAGCTGCTAAAGCAAGACCGATTGGAATTGCGGATCCTGTTAAAAGGATTACGAGAAAGAAAAAAACGGTACCTAAGAATTCTACGACGTATTTCAACATTTATATTATTAAATGATATTTTATATTCAATAATATATTGCTAAATTAAGCAGTACTATGGTTCAATCTCATTCGTGGAAATAATCCTACAAAAAAAGTATGATTTTGCGAGTCATTACGCACTCCACTAATTTGATGTGTCTTATTATTCACGCCATAAACTTGAGCTCTTTTGGCCTTAGTGTTAAGTCTTTTTCTAATCGCGTTATTTCTTGCGGCACTACTGTCGTACATAGAAGTTGGTCCAACATTTTTATCTAAATTTTCATAGGTTGTAATTTTATTTACTGGTTTGACACCATTACCTACACTTTGGTTAGCACGGTCTTGATTAATAATAAATCCTGGCATATTATATATTTATTAAAGATATTAATTTTACCCAAAAGTACTTTCACCATTATAAGTTACGTAGAGGAATCCATCTTTATCTTTATATTGATCATATAAAATTCCCAATAAAGCACTACAAGGTGCTAAATTATTTCCCCCTAAAAATAAGAAAATGCTTTTATCAGGAGATAACTTCATTCTTTTTCTAATAACGTACATAAAATCTGCTAATCTTAGATCTTTTGGAACAAGATATTTTTTTTTATCTAAAGTAGCTACATTTGGGTCTGAACACATTTTTGCTCTTTCGCAAATAATAGGTATTCTATGCGGATATTTTGAAATAATTCTATCAGCCTCACATTTTCTTTGCGTTTCCGTAAATTTTTTTTGATAACTTGACATATATATATATATTACTAAACCATTTTATCTAAATTGATTTAAAATTGATTTAAAATTAATTACAAACATGTAAGTAAATGACCAATTATATAATTATCGATGGTAGTTATTTTGTATTCTATAGATTCCATGCTCTTTTGGCGTGGTGGCGTTTAAAACATAAAGACGCCCCCATAAACAATCCAATAGAAAACGAAGAATTTGTAGAAAAATTCAAAAAATTGTTTGTAGAAAAAATACAATTAATCTCAAAAGCATTATCTATAGAAAATCCTGTAATTATTATAGGTAAAGATTGTCCTCGTAGTGATATTTGGAGGAACGAACATTTAAATAGTTATAAAGGAAATAGAGCAAAGAATAACGTTATTAAACCATTCTTTAAAATGGCTTATGGTGGGCTATTTCAAGAAGTATCAGATAAAATACTTTATCATAAAAAATTAGAAGCTGATGATTGTATAGGAATAGCAACTAAACATTATTTGAAAAATCCAAATAATAAGATTACCATAATAACAAGTGATACAGATTATTTACAGTTGGTAGGCGAACGCGTAGAAATATATAATGCAAAAATGAAACCTATAAGAACGGTTAAAAACTCCACGATGAATGCTGATATGGATTTGTTTGTAAAAATTATAATGGGAGATAAAACAGATAATATTCCACCCGTATTTCCTCAAAAAAGAGGAAAGGCAAAGGCAAAACAATATTATAACGAGCCGGAATTCTTTAAAGAAGAATTAAAAATATATAATGTGGAAGATGCGTATAAAAGAAATAAATTATTAATTGATTTTGGCGAAATACCAATAATTTATCAAAATGAGTTATTATCTCTCCTATAAATATGATTAAATAGAATTAATTATGGCATTTGCTATAATTCTACCACCATCATGAGAAGGTTCGATGTTTTTTATAAAATGACTTTCATGATTTACTAGCGAATGAATATCCAATATCTTAATATTATTTTCAGAAGCAAATGCTTTTTGTTTTTTATTCCATAATACGATAATATTATGATACTTTTTTACTTTAGGTGGCGCATAAATGTTCAATAACACAATTTGATTAGAAGCTGTATTTTTTAAACGTAATATCATTTCGGCATATTTTTCAAACATAAGATTAAGGTCTTTCATTTTCCCTTTCTTTTTAAAGCGATAACGGTTCAATATATCATTACCGCCTACTGAAACAAATATGATATCGTCTTTATTTATTTTTTTTTGTTTTAGATGTTCCATTTGTAAAGTTAAATTATTAATAACGGCGTGGTCTTGGGCTAAATTTAAAACATGAGGATGCTTTTTTTTAATATTACTTTCAACATTTTCAGTTAATTTTTCAACATAATTTGAATTCTCTAATATACTGTCTCCAAGAAGAATAATTTGTTTTCGTTTATCAAAATTTTCTTTGTATGTTAGAAAATATGAATGATAAAACAAATACATAAAAAATAAGATAATAGTTATGAAGATAAGATTATTCATATATATTATCAAAGAAAATAGAGATTTTATTTTTTCATCAATTCAAATAATAGATAGATTAAAAGAATACCAAATCCAGCATTATAAATAGAAGCAAATGGTTTGTTTTTTAAACTTATGGTTTGAGTAGAGGGTTTGGGTATTTTTTGATTTAAAAATGCGTGCATACTCTTAAATCCTTCAAGGTCTCTTACGCTAACCCAATGTTCTTCGGTTTTCATTTCCCCACTTTTATTCCATGGTCCGGTTCTTTTACTGATTTTAACACAAGGAGGCGTTGAACCCTCAACCATACCAGCCATCATTCCCATGGGATTTAATGCGCCCATACTTTCAAGCATTCCGGGAACCAATCCTTTAAAGGGTGTGCTGCCTCTTCCAAATGGATTTTTTCCTTTAGTAGTATTATCTATCCAAAGATATCTATCAACATTTCCTGATACATCTTTACGACGTTTCCATTTCCCCGATACTTTTTTAGATGGCTTGCATTTAGTTCCGGTTTTTGTGAAAAATCTATTACCTAAAGGGCCCCCTACGCGCGCTTTACCGCCTCCTTCTATTAATAATTGTGAATAACTTACAAGCCCAGCAATATCATTTCCAAGAGCCTTAAAATTTCCAGCACCACTCATTCCCATTTCACTGGTGGTTTTTATATAATTACCATAATCATAACTTGGACCAAGAAAATCGGATCCTAAATTATTTGCACTATCATTATTTTTCATTTTTTTCATAATTGGCAATCCTGGCATATATTAATTAATTATATAATTAATTTAATAATAATTATATTATTTTATTATGAAAAAATATACAGAAATGGATAACGAATTACATATTTGTAGAATATGTTTTGATGAAGAGCCATCAATAGATAAATTAATAGCACCTTGTCGTTGTTCAGGGTCAAGTAAATATGTGCATATCGGTTGTTTACAGCATTGGCGTAAAACAACACGAGGCGCTATAGGCGAAACAACATGTATGGAATGTAAAACAGAGTATATAATACGTAAAAATCATGATAGAGAAAAGATAATAACCTTCAAGACCCACCAATTAATTAAATTATTATATTACTGTCCAATTCTCTTAAGTCTTGTTATTTATATAAATGAGGGAACGGATTTACAATTTATAACATTTTTAGATGGTGGTGAAACATATCCGTTAGAGAAATGTATTACATATTCTCCAAAAATTGAACCACAGCACAATCAAACGATATGTTATCCTATAAATGTGAAAGGATATATATCTCAGGATAACGATGGTATGGTTTTTCCTTTTTATTTGTCAATAATATTATCTATGTATAGTTTTTTACTTATAATGGGATTTTCTTTGTATCAAATAAAAATATTAAAAAACCCACAAATATATTTTAAAAAATTTAGTTATTGTCGTTTATTTTTTCATTTAATAATAAGTTTAAGAATGTTTATATTATATTATAGCTTTCGGTTTACTGGTCCTCTCACTTGTTTAACATTAAGTTATGTATCCTTACCATTAGAAATATGCAATATAACCAAAGCATATTCCAGATATAGGAATAAATTACATGAAATGAATGATGATATTTGTCATGACGATACTATATTAACGTGGTCGGATAATTATATAGAGGACGAAGGATATGATATGATAGAAATTAATGATCATATAACATCCGAAGATGAAGAAGATGAAGAAGAGGATTTATAATTATTTTGCACCAGACGGCAAATCTTTTTTCTTTTCGGCAAGTATTTGTTTTAATTTTGTTTCATTATGTTGAATTTCAGTCTTTTGTTGTAAAATATTTTTTTTAAATTCTTCTAATTCAGCTTTCATCATAGTATATCCCGAATTCATTTGGTCAATTTGTGATTGCTGTGTTACGGCAATATTTTTCGCATCTTTACTACAGCCTTTAGCACCTTCCCTCGTAATACCTCTATTTGAAAAAATATATAATAATAAAAAAGCTATACTAAATGCTCCCATTAATTTTACAGCGCCTTCGGTTAACATATATTAATTATCGAGATAATTATTTATTCTCTATTTTGTTGTAATCCGATAACACCTCTTCTATTCGAAGCTATTTTTCCTTCATTTGTTTCGGCTATTTTTTTAACATCTGCGAGAATTTTTGCGACTGTTTTTTGTGTTGTTTTAGCTTCTTTTATTTTTAAACCATTTTGTTTTTGTGTTCTTCTAAAACAGGTTTCCAAATCATTCATTTTTACATCACAATCAAAAAATTCCTTATTATTTGAAATAATATGATTCATAATTAATCCAAAAAAGATAATTATAATTATATTTATTAGAATATCAAACATATATATTAATTATGGATAATTAATTTTCTTGTTAAATAATATATGTATTGGTCAAGAAAATGGAAAGTTCATAATTGTAAACCGTGTAATTACATAGGTATAGCAAAAAATGCTAAATCTGTCTGTATAACAAGCGGTAATTGCACAACAAGAAAACATGGAAGAGAAGGAGTATTACATACTGTAATATTGCCAGATGATAGATTATACACAAATATTCTTTGTCCGCAAGAAAGAACAAATAAATATTTAATTAAATCGGGATTACAACCAAATAACAACGAATCCTTATATAGTTATGGTTATAATAATTATTTTAAAAATAAAAGAAGAATGACATATGAGATGAAATTGCCTACATCTAAAGGCGATAATAATTTATATGGACACGGAGGTAAATGTGATAGTAATGTTATAAATAATTGTAATTTGGCAAAAACAACCGCCAAATTTAGTAATAAACAATATTATAAACAGGGCGCTGTAGATAGCAGTTCAAGAATAGATAGATTAAGATACAATACTATTGTGGGCGCTGTTAAATGTAAAAATGACCCCAATATATGTGCTGGTGTATATGTAAATGCATCTGGTAGACGAGAAAGTTTTAAACAATTATATAATGAAAATCATCCTGAAAAATGTTGTCCTCAGCATGTAGCCAGAAGAAAATCCTTAGGTATTTATAATTCAATTTATAAATAAATTAATAAAATTAATATAATAATTAATATTATTAATATACATCAAAATGCCTATTACTATGAATATATTTAATCGCCAAACATATCCCACAACAAATTTTAATTTAATTACGAGAAAAGAAATTGAAGATGGGAAGAGTACATTAAGGGCAACAAATTGCAACACACCATTTAGAATGCCTCTAAATAAAAATAGAAAATCTTTACCTTGTCCAAAACCGGGAACGGTATGTGGAGAAAATACAAAAGTTTTAAAGGATAATCACGCTTTGCGATGTTGTTATAATCCTTATATTTCATCTGCTCAAAATCCTGGAGGTCGCATATCTAATAAATTTGTTTTTTCTCATCAACATTTATTACATAAGAAAAATAAATTATACGAACAAAATGTTCCATCTAATTTTAGATCAGCTATCCCACTGACTGGTTCGTCAAATAATTATCTTGTATCTCATCCAGATGTTAGTAATAACAAAATTATGTATAAAAGGTGTGCTACTTTTAAGAAAGCAAATAGAAATCATTCCACATATGGTGCCGTATCACAACGACAAAGAATAAATCGTTTAAAATATAACGCGGTAACAGCAAGAATAGTAGCTAATTATGGTGCCACTTGTAATAATAGAAATAAAAATTGTTATGATTCAAATCACCCAAGATTTAAAGTAGATATAGCTAAACCGCAATCTTGTAAACCGTACACAAGTCGTGAAAATAAAAGACTTACTTGTAGGCCAGATTATACAGGCGATGTTGATGCTGAAATACCAACTCTAACTTATACATTTCCAAAATTTGAACCACTTACTGTTCCGCCGCCATCATTTGGTTTGGAATCGAATTGGTATCAGAAAAATTTATATAATTTTGACATTAATTTCAAATGGAAACCACTGGAATTTAATACTAACCCAAATGCCAAAAACCCATATGCTAATTTTGGACCTACTCCTACTACTAATACAACAACGAATAATGATAACAAAACTTATGCTGAATTTGTTACAGATACAAGTGTTATTTACATAGAAACAACGCCAACGGTTACTATTATTAGAACAGTTGATAAAGCAACTTATAAAGTTACAATTAAATCATATTCAAAGGGTAGTATTATACCAGAAATACAAGGTATTCAAACAAATTCTGTTGAAAGAGAGGGTGTTAATGTTTTAGCCGACGATATAAGTACTGACTACATAGCAAATACGCCAACCACATATAATCCACCAACTACTACCGATACTACTTATTAATTAATTATTTTTATAGATAATTAATTAATTTATACTTTTTTCTTTGTACGCCTTCTTCTTCTTTTCCTACGTTTTCTTCCTCCCCTTTTTCTTTTCTTGCTTTTTGGACTTTTTCGTGTTTTTATTGTCGTTATAGTAAATTTACGACCTGTGGTGGGGTTAATAAATACCTTTAATTTTGGAGATTTTCTTGTTTTTGCAGAAACCCTAAATGAGTGTTTTGTACCATGAACAATATAATCTACTCCTTTATTACATTTTTTAGATTTCAAACCACTTTTTGTAATTTCATTTTCCCATTTTTTTGCTACGTTAGCTTGTGCTTTTGGACTTTTTGGTAATGATTTTTGTCGAATCATCGTGTCTACATATCCCGGTTTGGTTAATAAAACCATATAATCTTTCGTTTTTGAATTTTTTTTACTTTGAACTATTGCGGTAATTCCAGTTCCTTCATTATCTTGTATTATGGTTCCCTTGTTGAAATTAGACATATATATATATACCAGGTATATAAATATAAAATTGAAATGAATTATCAAATATGGTAAATTCGACCCGGCTAACAACAACTAATCATGAATTCTTTAAAATCTTATATTCCAAAATCAAACACATTTAAATATTTACAAAGAAAAAGTGATAAATATTGTTTTGATTCTACAGAACTACTTGGTAATACTGCCCATCAATTAGTAAATGCTATGTCCGATAAAAATATACAAATATCTAATTTAAATATTGACATGAGAAAAGCTTTTTGGGCAGGAGGAAAAAAAATGAACCATTACATAGAATATATGAATTGGTGTGTTTTTGAAAAGGATAGAGGTATATGGACACCATTTGAATATGATATTAATGAGTTTTGGAGTGAATGTTCAGATACATCAAAAACACATTATGTATTTGTTACTATGGACAATTATAATGAAAAAGATAGCATTCATGAAGGTGTTTTGATAATACACAATAGAACAGCATATTACATAAATTCGCACGGGAATTGGACAGCCAAAGAACAAAATGGGAAAAAATATAAAAAGCCTATTGATCTCATATTTATGAGCAAAATGTTTGGTTACATAAATAAAAATTTACCAAAAAAAGAACAAATAAGCTTTAGTGAGAAAACATTTTATTTAGGGGCTTGTTTGCAAGAATATGATAATTACGGCTTCTGTTACATATTTCCTTTTACTATGTGGATTATGTTAAACCAGAACTATAAGTATGCTACGAGTTTGTTGTCACGCAATGGAGTGCACGCTTTTGTATATTGGTGTTTTAATGATTTCAACCCGGTAATGAAAAACGAATGTGAGAAATGTGTGAAGAATGGACGTCATCAAAGATATAAAATGAACGATGATAAAGTTCAGGCATCTCTTGTAAAGAATGGATATTTTATGAAGAAGATTTTAAACGCTACTATTAGCTACTTAACACAAAAAAAAATATTAAAAAAATATAATATTCATTATTAATATGACAGAAAAAATAAATACAACGATAAGTGCAACAAATACTTTTTTTGATTTAGGAGGGAATATAGTTCCTGCTGGAAATTATTATTTTGAAGTTAAAAAAATAGAAGGGGATAAATTTTCAGGCGATTTGATACAAAAAGGGATATATGGCGAATTTACATTTAAAGCAAAGGATTTGGTTAAAATGATGTCTGTAGGACAAGCAAGATTAGCAAGAAGAGCCCAAATTGATGAAATGGGTATTCCAAAATGTAATTCGCCAAGTATAAAACAAAATAGAGTATTTGCAAGTTTTTTAAGTGGGTCAGTAACAAGAAATACTGTAGTTAGAACATATGATGAAACAACAGTATCAAATATAAAAAAAGAAAATCCGATGTGTAGTATTTGTTTGACAGACATTACATTAAATGAGAAAAAGTTAAGTTGTAAGCATAAATACCATGAGAGATGTATTAATAAATGGCTGGAAAAAAAATCTACGTGTCCAATATGCAGAAAAGAAGTTGGTTCAGAAGAACCGGTGCTGGATTATACATTACCAGAAATTAGAAGTAGGATTAATAGAAGGAGGTCGGTTAGAGATGATTTATTAACTACATTTTCGGATAGAAATATTTATTATAGAGAACAACTTGAAAGAGCGAGAGAACGATATAGGCGAGTTAGGGGAACGATGGATACGACACAAACGTCGTATAGAAATACATATTGGTCTTAATTTATTATACTCATTATATTAAATATAATATTAAATATAATGTACATAATATAGTTAATGTCAAAGAAAAAAGAGTGTAAAAAGGTAGAATATAAAACAAAAGAGGAAAGACACGCAGATGTTAAAAATATTATCAAAGAATTAAGTAAATTTGAATTAACGATGGCTTATGAACCAATAAAAAAATTATATAAACACTTTAAAGATTTTATAGATAATGGTAATCATATAAAGGTAAATATACCATTTCCTATGATTAATAGAAGGATTAAAGGAGAATTGATGCCAAATAAGAATGGCGATTCAAAAATATGTTTGGCTAATGAGAAATTTAATTAAACAATATTATCAATTGTATCAATTGTATCAATTGTATCAATTGTATCAATTGTATCTATTATATTATTGCTAATATCAACTGTATTATCACTAATGTCTTCTATTACTATTTGAACAGAGGCGGGCGGTGTAGGTGGCTTTTCATTTAAATCTTCGGTTAAGATATCTTTAAATCTTCCAATTCTTTTTGTTAAATCTCTTAAAGACAGGTTTTCTTTCTTAAATTGTTTTTCTTGTTCCTGTTTCTTTTCTTCTTGTAATCTTTTTGCGAAACTTTCAAGTTCAACTTCACCACGAATACTTTGCCTTCTTTGTTCGTGTGCGTCAATAGCGGCTTTAATTTTATCATTTTCTTCTTTCAATAAAACTGCTTTTTGTTTTCTGACGATTTCTTTCATTTCTATCATTTTCTTTATTCTTTGTTCTGCGTCAATTTCAGTTCTAAATACATCAATTGGTTCTAATCTCAAAATAGACGGAATGGAGAACATTACGGGATTAGCGGAGTTATCAGATAACATAGTTTTATCAAATATTTTTAATGTTTCGGGCGGTATAGGTGGGGATTGTTCGATTAAACGGTCAATATCAGTTCTACACTGTTTAATATATTCGATCCCGGTCATAGTTCTTTCATCTGAAGGTAAAGATAACTCAACTGCTATGTTTCTACTTAGTTTAGAATATGCTATACTAGCTGCTCTATGTCCTTCAAGAAGTTCGCTTACCCTTAAAAATTGCGCGATAGTAGTGATAAGTCCGGCGGCCAAATTTAAGGTTCCTATAATTAAGGGTGCCCAAACTTTTGCCGACTCGGGAAAGCTACCTTGGGCGAAGTTAGCCGTTCCTGTGATCGTCGAAATCACGATCACTGGAATAGAGAATCCCATGTTTTGTTTTTTATATACTTGATACGCGCGTTCGTGCATCCAACGATAGCAGCTGGCTTGTTCAGACCAATCCTTCAGTATATCTTCTTGTTGTGAGTGCCAACTACGTTTCATTTCGTTGGGAGTTATTTTATCTGTTAATGTTGTCATATAATTATAATAAAGATAATTAAATTTTTTGTATTATTTATCTTATGATAAAAAAATATTGGCGGGTTGAATAAATTTATTATAAGGAATGTTATTTTGTATACACCAATTTATACATTTTTGTATATTAATATTTTTATTTTGATTAAGTCTATCATTTTTTTTTTCTCTAAAAGATACAATTTTGGTTGTATTTATTATATTTTCTATTTGTTGTTGTCCAAATATGGCATTAATTTCTTCTATGTGGTTTTTAAAAAATAAATTAATAGGTAAATTAATAATAGTAGATATGGAATACGTATCAAATTTAATGCTTTGTAAAACGGTCAATACGCGATGAAATTTCAGAGAAATTAATGTTGTATCTCTTTCTTTAAACTCCGTGCAGATAATATATTTTTCTGAATTTGCGTGACGCGAGGTATTGGGTTTCGTCATATAAACATTATTATAAAAGGAAGATAAAAGGTATATTAATTGAGCTGTTGATAATAAAAAACAATCGTAAATTTTTAAAATAAATGTACCGCCATATTTTTGCATAGCTATAGCATACATTACTTGTGTAAAAATTAATCGGAAAGCTTGGTCTTCTTGATTATTAAAATCACTTGAAAAATCAAATCCGCCATCACCGGTTATAATATGAAAAGAATTTTGATGATGATTAAAACATTCTTTAAAATTATCTGGATTATATAAATCTCCATTACCAGTAGCACCCTTTTCTATGCAAACATTTGGATGTTTATTTAAAAAATGTTCACTTTTTTTCCAACCGGGAATATTATTATTATGTTGTTCTATTAATGTCATCCCATAATATTTGTCATTTGTATTTTTGCGAATATATGCGGTTGCTTCTATAAAACCGCCGGGTCCTTCGGCTAAATGATAAGTTTTAATAGGGTATTCGTGTGACAATAAATTAAATGTATTATATATTTCAATAATTTTAAAAAAAGCACGCGAAATTGGTTTATATTTACTAATAGAATATGGTAAATGAGGAATGTTTGTATGAATAAATTCAAATGGATTAGTATATTTTTTGACATTATCCCAATTGCCATTATAATTTGATATTTGTTGTTTGGCGTCGTTTAAATATTTGGCTAATGTTTTACTTATATATAAATGTTTTCCTTCATTATTATTTTTTAAAGAAAAATTTATTTTAATATTTTCAGGTTGAATTCTGTATTTTATTTGATTCAATAAATAATATAACATATTTATTTAATTATATTATTCTCACTTTAAATGATTTCATTTGTATATTATTTTAATTGAACTTTTCTTCTATATTTAATAACAAAATCTCGTTGTTGTTGTATAGATTGATCAACAATAGTTTGATGTTGTTCTCTTTCTTCTGGCGTTATAGCATCTTGAATACCATATAAACTATTTTCTACTGTTTGTGTATTGACATTATGGTGTTTTTTATATACATAATAATTATTTAAAAAGCTAACAAATTTTTCTTCTTTTGTCATATCTAATGCTTGTCCGAGGTTCTTTTTTAAAAATTTATTTTCCTTTATATCATTTGTCATCAAATCGAACAAATCTTCGAATGAACCTATAGGATTTTTTAAACCAAATCTTTCCAAATCTTTTTCAGGACAAGGAATAAATCCAAACGCTTCTAATATTTTTGTAAAATATTCAAAAATTACCAGATATTCTGTATGAACTTTATTAATTGATTCTTGTAATACATCTATTTCTAATCCTAAAGACGTATCATCTATATTTAATACATTACCTTCGTATTTTTTTACTATTCTCCACAAAACATTACCTGTATTATCTTTCTGTGTAATTGTTTCATTAGTATCTTTATCTTTTAAAAGATCGAATACCCTTTTCCCATCATAACATGTCCCCATTATATAACCGCCGACTTTACAATTTTCAGTTAGGTTTTTTGCAAATTCTAAAAGGGTCTGTTTATTTTTAAAGAAATAATGCGTGGAGAATTGATTACTTATAATATCAAAACCTCTCTCTCCAACACCAAACATATTTGCCACACCTTCTCCTATTTCTTTTGGGTCACGACTACCAAGTCCATATAAAGCATTCATTATTAACTTGTTTTTTTCTTTTTCACCGAATGCTGCGCCATTTTTAATATTTTTACTTGAATCGCCAGATAAAAACATACATTTTGGCATAGATGCTTTTCTTTGTTTTTCTTTTAAATAACGCGTACAAGCACCATCCAATTGATTTTCTATATTATCAACAGAATAATCAATTCCAACTACGCTATTAAGTCTTGCTTGTATCCATTTTGGTAAATCTCCAGCCTTTCCAACGGTCATATCTAATAAATTGTGATTGGATTTGCTTATATGGGTTATTAATTTAAATTTAACATATCTATTATGGAAATCTCTTAAACTTTTTGTTGTTGTTGTTTGTTTATCATTGCTATAATAAACAGTATCATTATCAATATATTCTGGAACATTTTCGCCCGTTTTTATCATCCTCTCCGTGATTGGACTATTTATTGACATCCACACGCTATTGGCTACGACATAATCATTTCCAAAATTTCTTTGTCCTTTTTTATAAGCGGCTGTTTTATCATACCGAACTTTAATGGGTATCCATTGCCAATTTTTCGGTTTAGTTGAATCAAATCTAAATTCAACAATCATATCATTTTCAAATATATCCTTTCCATCCTCTATTTTCATAAATTGTTTATTCCCCTCATTTGATAATAATATATTAGCATAACAAATAGGATAATCCGGCGTGGGATTAGTAGGATAAAATAACATGGGTTTATACTGAGATAAATCACGCGGGTCATATACTCTTTTTACAGAATTATGAATAATACTGTTCATAGGGTTTAAAAATCCGTGTTTGTATTGGGAATATCCAACTCTTAATTGTAATTGTTTATATTGTTTAATGCTTGACTGTCCTTCTGTATCTACCCCCTTTTCATAGATATTACCTATGTAATCCTTTGTTCCTGTTTTTTTTGTTGTTATTAAGAAGTCTATTGTATTATGAATAGGTGGTTTCCATTTAAAAGAATATTTCCAAGTTCTTTGCGTTGAGTGATGTAATGTTATGGTTTCGGAACCAACACTTTTATCTACTGGTGTAAAAATTAAACCATCTGTTTCATACTCCAAAGTTTTAACTCTGTCTAATGTTGTTTTACATTTAACAAATATTGATTCTTGCATATTATTTTCAAATTCTTTACATTTAAAAATCATAGGTACCCCTTTGCCAATAACTATATTTTTAGATTCTTGTTGCAAAATGATAGATAATTTTCTCATTTCAATATATCGAAATTTATTTTTATCTATATCAGGACTACCATATTTCATTTGATGACCAATATGTTGTGTGCTCATAAATGGATATTGTCTAAAATCTTTTTTTTTAGATACATACATGTCAAATATCAAGAAATTGTTTATAAAAGATCCCATTTTATTAAATAAAACAAGCTCTCCGTCAAAAATTGTATCATGTAATCTCTCGTCGCCTATTGTACACCCCGTGAATTTAATATTTAAATTTATATCCAATAAATATATTTTGCCAATTTCATTAATATATAATAAATGTCTTTCGCCGTCGGCTTTTTCCGTAACAGTATAATAATTATTTATATTTGGTGCGTTTTTATTATCTGTGAGGACAATATGTTTCATTTCAAGACTTACGGATGATGGTCCAATAAAATTCATTCTATTTTTTCTTTTCCAGGCAAAATCGTCCTTTAATAATTTTTCTAAGGTCATCATGGGCTGTCTTTTTTTATCTTTAACATTTGTGACGTATTTATTAATATATGATAATTTAAGATACTGTTTTAAAACAGACGTTTGCTCATCATAACGAATAGGATAATTTGTTGATTGTATTCCTGACAAAATAACCTTAGTGTATTTTTTTATAATATTCATAATGATTTTATTATGTATTTCATATGAACTTGTTTTATAACTATCTTCGTTTGCTTTACCGATAACCATTTTATTCATTTCATCTTCGTTAAATTCTAATTCTATTTCATAATTTTCTGGATTATTAAATACATTTGATTCTTGAACATTATTTTCGGCTATATATATGCTTCTACCTCGTGATTTTTTTTGTTTTGATGTTTTTACTATAGAACAATGGATTTCAAATGGCATATTGGGAATTTTAAATCTGTATCTTTTTAAATATCTATAAATCTTTTGAGATGTTGGCCACTCCTTCAAAACACTTTGTAAAACTTTATCTTCTTGTGATAATTTTTTTTCTTGTTTATAATTAACTCTAAAATTAGAATTATAAAAATCAACTGGTTTAACAAATTCAAAAATTGTTTTACCTGGGTTTTTTTTGTCCGCTTTTTTATTTAATATTGCTCTACGCTTTTGTATTAAATTAATATGGTCTGGAATATTTACAACATCAAAATAATCCGTTTTACAATAATGTTGAATGTTATTTAATTCGTTTATCTCGGCTCTTATAAAAGATTGATTAATAAAGCCGCTTCTCCCTCTTGTCATGGGGTTAATTCTTAATGTATAATCACCTTCCTTATTGATTAAAATAAACCCAGATCCTCTCAATTTATTAATAACATTGTTGAATTGTGTTTTTGTAATATAATTTTCACCCAAGCCATATCTTAATTCTAATTCTTTCTCTGTAGACACCCCAGGTTTATCCTGATAATATACTTTTAATAATTGATTTAATTGTTCTTGTGGTGTTAATTCTTCTGAACTCATAATATATATAAAATACACATTATTTTAAATATATTCAATTTTATATTATATTTTCTTGAATTAAGGCATATAATTTATTCTTGGTAGGTTTTTTCTGACCCAGAAATTCATATTTAATCTTTAATTTTTTACACCATTCTTCCAGTTCTGGTTTTTTATAACTGGATATTGTTTTTAAGGGTTTATTTACATTGTCTATTGTTATTAATTTTTCTGAAATTTTATCAAAATCTGGTTTATTATCACCATACCATAAATAATAATTACCATCTTTTTTATATAAGTAACAATACTTATCTAAATTTTTATTAATTAAACACGTATAATAAAATTTATCATCACTATAGAAAAAATTAACATCCGAAATTATTAATAATGCTAAAAAAGTATTCATTTTGATTTTACTATCATTACATAGATTGCTTTCTATTTCGCGATATTTAATTTTATGATTTTTCAATATTTGTTTGTTTTCACGAATTTTATAAACTAAATTAATTTTGATTTTATTTTCTTCTTCATAACTATTACTACTTAAAAAATGATACGATTGAATGCCATTTAATAAAATGTGATAATACCATATTAATGTGTCGGTAGTTTGATTTGCGTTAAAAAAATTATCAGATATGTTATTTTGTGGTTTTGGTATAATTTGCTTTTCTTTATTTGTAAAAGATGCTTTGGTCATACTGTTCTTATTATTTAAAAAATGTATCAAATTTTTATCATTTAACATGAAAGGTGTTATATCTTTTATATTTAACATTGGTTATGTAAAATAGAACCTGTATCTTTATTATCTTTTTTATTATTATTAAAATATACATCTTTAATATCTTTTTTTGCGTTTTCTACAGCCCCTAACGTTTTTTCCTGAATATTAATATAATTTATAAAATCATTTAATTGGTCGTTGATATTATCTGTAAAATGATTCATGTTAATGAAACATCCATTGCGATTGCTTGAAACATGTATATTGTTATTTTTTAAAATTTCTAATATTTTAGGATGATGAACAGAATCCATGCTTTCAATCGTTTGTTTCAATATTTTTAATTTATTAATGTTTATGTTTTTTTCCATTTATAAAAATAATAATTAAACTTTTATATTATTATTTTTTAATTGATTAATTTTTATCACTGGGAACTTGACAAGAACCCATTGTGTTTAATTGTTTATTGCCTTTTTTATCTCTTTTTGTTTTACATAATTCACCCAATATTGAAATATTATCATCATTTAATTGATACCTTGACCCTATCACTTTTATAATTATATCTTCCCCTTCTTTTGTAATTTCTGTGTAACTTTTATCTTTTATATGATGTTCTCTTGCTACAAATACGGTTATTGGGGATTCGAATGATTTAATTGCATCGCCGTCCTTATCTTTACACTGTTCTTTATGGTGTATAGCCCTAATTCCGGCTTTTGTTATATTACAAACAGTACATCTAATTCTCATACCTTCAACAGGTTTACAGATTTCACATTTAAAACTAACATCAAAACATATATTTTCACTATTCGCAACTCCGGAAGAATATGATATAATATTAACGGATCCTTTTTTAATATAGCCTTCGCTCGCACAACGACCTTCTAATTTTTTAGCTATTACCTTCTTTAATAATTCTTCTATGTTTTTGCCTATTGTATTAAAAGGGACTACCACTTTTCTTGTTAATATGTTCTCCATATAAATTCCATAATTAGATTTTCTTGTTCTGTTGAGAGTAGACATTATATATTAGACATATAATGTTTTTAAATTATAATCAATTTTATTTAAAAAACCTGTTTTTGATAATATGATCTTATTTTTGGTAATTCTTCAATACCATATAAAATACTCTCTGCCGTCATAAAAAAACAATCCCTATCTTCATTCTTTCGATCCAAAATTCCAAATAAAAATTCTTTTAATACACACATCAACCGAGAACTAATCTTTGTTCCCCCTATTGTACCATCAGAAAACTCAACCCATTTATTTTTTGGAACGCCAAGTTCTTTCAATAAATTGTTAACTCCTGTTATTAATAAAGGAGTTTTCTGCATTCTACACGCATTCCCTTTCCCATCAGTATTTTTATTTTTATATTTAAATATAATTTCATCTTTTCTATTGGGACCTAAAAAGGTTGTAAATCCTATATCGTCATAAAATTTCGATATTTCTCTTTTTTTTCCTTTCTTTTCAATAAATTTTTTCAACAAAATTTCTTCTAAATGTGTTTCTGTTCTTTTATATTCCGTTTCCTCCAATTTCACACACACCAATATTCCTCTTTCCCTTTCTTTGAAATTAGGTATTACGCAATAAGAAACGCCATCATTAAAAATATAGTTATTAAAATATTCTCCTATCACTTTATGAATTATATCATTTTCTTTGTATTTGTCTTGTGTATATTGATTTAATAAATGTAATTTTGTTTTGAAATTATCTTTCATCGTATCTATCAATTTAAAAGCCGCAAATTTACGTAATTCATCTTCTTCGTTTGGAAAATATTTAAGTAGATAATTTATTATTCCTGGTATATGATAATAAAAAATTTTATCATCTGTTGTATCTTCTTGTGAAACATCTTTCCAACAATATTTTAATTGATCTATTAACTTTTCTACTACTATATCCGGTCTGAATTCCTTCTTTTTAATTTGATTTAATTCTATCAGCATTTTTCCTCGTTTATATGGTATAGGATGTTTTCTTTGATACATAGTAAGTTGTTCATAACTTATTTCTAACGGCTGAAATAAATATAAGTCCGCTATATTTACTAATCTTCCTTTTCTTTTTAAATTATCTTCTATATATTCCGTTTTATCATCAATTAATATTGATAAAGCATTAAATATTTCATCCTTTTTATATTTTCTATTAAAATTTATAGCATCCATTAAACCCCGTTGATTAAATACATATTTTTCTTTGAACAATCTTTTTATTATTTCAATAATTTTTGTAACCGTTAATGTCATATATTTATCGTTATATGTATAAACGTTCTCCTTCCAATCTTTTGCCGCTTGAGGTTTGCATTGATAATTACAATCCATAAAATCACATATTTGAGTATTATCATGGTGTCCTATTGCAAAATCTATTTCGTTCCCATTTGATAATTTTATTTTTTTTGTTAATTTTAAATTTTCTTTATTTGATTGTTTTTGATTTTCATTTAATAAACAATCGACCGCATTTTCTTTTAATATTCTCGCTATTTTACCACTTAATATGGCTTTTTCTTCGGCAATTCTATACATATACATATCGATTGCTTCAACTTCTTCATGTTGTTGTTCATCTTTTACCCCTTTTGTTCCATGTAAAAATATCAACACGTTCCTTTCTTTTATTTCTAAATTGCAGTGACTTAGATTTCTAATTGCTCTTCCTTCTATTTGACCAGTTCTATTTAAATTATACCAAGCGTCTAATATATGAACTTGTCGTATATTCGCAAAATCAAGACCTTCTGATCCAGCGCGCGATATAATTACTACTTTTATTTTAGTCCCATCCTTATTTTCTTTGCTATTGCATAAATTTAATGTTTTTATTAATTCTTTACTTTTTGTTTGTCCTGTTATCATTATATACTCTCCCTTATTTTCTCCAGCTGGCGACCTTTTAAATATAGAACCGCCATATTTACTATAACCCGCTTCCTCTAACGCAAGTGCTACAGGTATACAGCCGCCGGCTATATATTGAGAATATATAAGTATTATACCCGTAGAGGCTACAATTTCTTTTATTATTCTTGTTATTTTCCCACTGTATTCTTTTAACTTATCTATTTTAAAAAACCCTTCATGGTTTTCTTTGTATTCAAATTCTTTCCAAGATGTCTTATTAAACTTCATTATTTCCCCCAATCCTCTTTCGCCATATTTATATTTTATATCCCTTTCATCTGAAGGATAACAAATGTTTAATAATTGTGATGGTGTAGATAACATCCCATAAGAAAATTTTTCAAAATTCTTTAAATTGGGCGAATCTTTCATCAATTTTTTAATATAGTTTTCATATATATCTTTTTGTATCTCTCCTATCTTCGTCATAAAAATATCTAAATATTGGACTCCTCTTGTTTCATTCCTCCTGACTGGTATATCCATACCATTTAATTGCTTTTTTGGATAATAATCGCTATTATTTCTCTTCAATTTATTTAATGAATTTGCATCATATTGTAGCGTTGTATCATGTTCTGGATATACTCTAAAAGGAAACATAAATGGGTCTTCCCCCTTCACAAAAGATACATATCCTCTTGATTTTTGTATCAATATATCTTTCCCTATTTCATTTCCATCATCGTCCTTTACAAACTCCCCATCATTATCAAATATATCACTTTCCTCTATAAAATATCTATTATCGTTCAAATTCATTAAGTTTAATAACCATATTATTTCTTTGTATTCGTTATACATCGGGGTACCCGTTAATAATAATAATTTTACATTATCAGCATAAGTTACTAATGTTTTAAAATGTTCTGTCGTACCTTTTAATTTATTCTTAATTTTTTTCTCTTCTATACCATCTCCTTCTCTAACATCCCTTATATTATGCACTTCATCTATTATTATTAATCTGTCGGAAAATAATTCTTTTATTTTTTGTATTTTCTTTTTTCTCGATTCAAGCGAATCCTTATCATTTAATGCTTCCTTATTTAACTCTTTTTTCGTCCAAGTAGCAAATTCTAAATAAGCCATAAATTCATAATTTTCTTTTATTATAGATTTGACTTGTTTTATTACATGGTCTCTTTCCAAATTTTCCATATTCATGGGGTTTATTTCTTTTAAAAATTTATTACCCGTACACGATTTTATATTCCATAACCCCCCTACCTTCTTTAATTTTGTTTCATCAAATAATTGTTTTTTAAAATTTTGTTGAACAAATTCCGAAGCAACAACTATAATTGGTTTATTAATCCCCATCTGATTCGCATATGTTCTATATTCCTCAGCAACTCCTATAGAAGAACATGTTTTTCCTGTTCCAAGACCGTGATATATTAATAAACTATTATATGGCGTTTGAAAGGATAAAAAATTTTTTATAAATTTTTGATGAGGTAATAATTCAAATTCAAAATTATTACAAATATTATTTGTTATATTGTCAAACTCCTTCCCTTTTTTGTCTTTGTCTCCTTCCGACAATTCTCTTTTAGGATATTCATTTCCATCTTTAAACTCTTTTTTTTGCCATATTTTTGTATTAAAATCCGGGTCTTCAAGCAAAGGATATAAAATGTTATCCTCTTCGCTTTCATATTTACATTCTTCGCGATTTTTTCCTTCAATAATTTTTAAATGTTCATTATAATTTATATCGTGTTTCTTTATAAATTCAGTTCCGTTTTTTAAAAACTCTTCCAGATATCTTATAAAATCTTCCCCCTCCTTTTTTTTTGATTTCTTAGATTTCTTAGATTTCTGTTCGGGTTTTGCTGGTTTTGCTGGTTTTTTTTTGTCTTTTTTCTTTGTTTGATTTTGCTTAGTTGTTTGCCCTTTTTTCTTTGTTTGATTTGTTCTTTTCTTTTCTATTATTTCACCTTTCAAATCTTTTTCTATACTGGTTACGCCATTTGGTTTTGAAAAATTTTCATAACCTTTCCATTTATTCTCTTCAACCCGAAATTTATAATTTATAAAACCCTCTTTCCCTCCGGGTGCTTTAGTTTTATCATTTTTCTCATGGATTCCAACAGCAACACATAATTCAGACATAGTATAATCTTTTTCAAAATCAAATTTTTGATTTTTTGTTTTTATTTGTTCTACCCCTTCTTTATATGTTAGATCCACTTTATATGTATTTGACGAGACAGACGTACGTTCTTTGTATTTTTTGACAGGAACCAATTTAAATAATATTTGTCCGGGATCTCTTGGTTTTCTAAAATATAAATGATCTTTAATTGTATCCCAATGTTCCCGTATTTTCTTATCAGATGCGGCCGCTCCACCAACTAATATATTATGATTTATGTTCATTAATATATTATGAGATTAAACTATATTTATGTAATGTTTTATCAATATTCTTAATTATCTCAATCTTTTCTAAATTGTAAGGCCTTATATGTTTTAAACATTCATCTAATGTTAGCCATTCCATATTACTAACTTCTGTTTTTTGATATTTTCCCGTATCACTTTTTTCACCAACATATATAGCTAAATAATATTTATGCTTATACGACTTATAATTAGAACCCATAAAAATCTCTTCGTACGGTAAAATATTTTTAATAATTTCATAATCACATTCAACATAACCCGTTTCTTCATTAAATTCCCTTATCGCACAACTATTATCTGTTTCCATATAATTCCTTCTCCCTTTTGGAAATCCCCATTCGGGCGTTATCCAATTCGTTTTACTATTGTTTATTAATGATTCTATATTGTAAAAATCTTTTTCAAACATATAAATACCTTCTTTTATTTGTGTAAATTTTTGCTTAGATATTTTTTCTTCTTGTTGATATTGCATTCTAACAAAAGTACCCCATAAATCTGTCCACAAATCATTAAAACTTAATGTAAAAATTTTTTTCTTCTCCTCCGTCGTCATTTCATCAATAATATTCTGAATATATTCTTTATTATATAAAGGGTATTTCCCTCTTATAAAATCCACATAACCTAATGTATCTTTTCTACATATTGTTAAATATTTATTTTCTTTGCCATTCATATTTATACATATAATTCCAGAACTTGTAATTGGTTTTTTACAAGCATGAAATACATGTCCCATCTTTCCACAATTGTTACAAAACTGATAATTTTTACTATTCATCTATATGTTAAAAACAACTTGTTTTTATATTGTTTGGTATATAAATGGCTACATATAAACAACATTTAGATCCTCAAGTTTGGTACCCCTTTTTTAAATTCACACTTCAAACAATTGGTATGACATATCCCAATAAACCAAATGATGTTACAAAGAAAAAATATTTTACTCTTATTCAAAATTTACCTTTTTACTTTCCTATTCATCCCATGGGTAAAAATTTTGGAAAATTATTAAATGAATATCCCGTCCAGCCATATTTAGACAATAGAATGGATTTTGGCAAATGGATACATTACATTACAAATAAATTAAATGAAGAACTTGAATTACCAACGAATACATTTTATGAAAGTTTAGAAGAGTATTATGATAAATATAAACCCAAAGAGCTTATAGATCAAGAATATTTAAAAAAGAAGAAAAAATTTATTTATGCTGGTGTAGGTGGAGTAATGTTAATGGGGATATACTGGATGTATAATAACTGAAAAAAAAGCACCGCGTTATGATATAATCTTTGTAATTTATATATGCCACCAAAAAGAAAATCAACAACAGGAGATTATAATATTGAATATGTTGATCGGCAAATGGGCCGTTTAACAGGGGCAGATAACCCAAATGAAGGAATTTCTAATTGGCGCAGCGGTGTGATCTTTCAATCAAATAAAGATTTACGTGTAAAACCGATAAGGGAATTGACAACAACGACAACAACGACATCACCAAATACACAAAAATTGAGAAAAAAAAGACAAAACCGAATTTCAAAAAAAGATATGGTCGATGATGTCAATTTGAAATTAGCTCGTCAGGATTCCGCCCATACAAGACTTAAAAAGGATATTAAAGAAAAAAAGAAAACACGTAAAGCAGCTACTAAAATACAAAAAGCTTATCGAGGACATATTAAGAAAAAAGAACAAATAAAAAGAGAGAACCTACGAGGAGCACATTATGAAATTGAATATGATAATGATGATAAAGCACAGTATATTCAAATGTCTCCGCAGTTTATACCAGAAACAGGAGAATTGTTACAAATACCGATGCCTGCTCAAAATAGAAAGTCGCGCAATGAAGAGGCACGATTATTATTTGAAAAAGTTGATAAGGAGTTGTCAGGAGGCGGTAAAAGGACAAGAAAGCGAAGAAGAAGAAAGAGGAAAACAAGGAGAAAGAGAAGAAGAACGCGTAGAAAATCTAGGAGAAAGAGGAGAAGAAGAAAACGTAGAACTCGTAAATAATTAATATTAATTATAATGATTAATATTAATGTATCAACCAGATAAGCCTTTTTGGCGAATGAATATAAAAGAACTTCAAGAATATGTAAAACAATTTAAAAAAGATACAAAGAAAAAGCATACAAAGAAATTTCATTATCGTAAAAGATTTACATTAAAACAAAGAAAAAACAAAGGGAAACGTTTAAAATTAAAGTTAAGAACGACAAGAAAAAATATTAATTAAACATATGAACAATAGTTGTAATAATATAAAATTGGAAATAGAAATGCCAAATAGAGAAAGGGGGGATTCGGTTATAAGTGATATAGAGACAGCTTTAGATGTTCCGACGGTAAAAAACAAAACATTAAATGATGAAGAGATTAAACAAATAAATAAGTGTGGTGGTATTATTGATAGATGTAATGAAAAATGTGAGAAGCATCAAGTATTAATAAACACATTAACAACAGGATGTTTTATAATATGTTTGGTTGGCGTAGTTTATATAACAGTGTATGGGTTTATGGAATTTATAAAATATATATTTAATTATATATGAGAATAGAATATTGGATATTTTTAGTAACAGGATTTTTAATTTATGATACGTATCATGATGGAACATATTCACAGTATTTATTATCAGGTAAAAAATATTATAAGATGTTGATGTATGCTTTTGTTGGAATATCATTATGGACATTTATGAAGAAACATCCGAATGAATCGAGAGGCTTAATGGCGCGAGCTTCAGATATAATAAAATATGTTCCTATAGATTCGGAGGCAAAAGATTTATTGACACCTATTTTTGATTTTACAAACACAAGAGACCAAATAAATTCGATGATACCCCAAGGGACATCGGGTGCGATGAACCGCATGATGACCTCAGGAACAAAAACGACACAAAAACGAGTTGTTAGTGAAACTAAAAAAAAATACGTTGCGTCACAACAAGATTGGAAATGTAAAAATTGTTCGCAACAATTATCTTACACATATGAAATAGATCATAGAATATCTTTAGAAAATGGCGGTTCAAATCATGTAACAAATTTAGACGCATTATGTGTTGGGTGCCACAAAGAAAAAACATTAGAAAAAAATTTATTTTAATAACATAAATTATTAATTAATTAATGTTAATTATGAAATATTAATGTCTATAAATATTATATTAAATGACCGAAGAAGCAACTACAGATATGGGTCAATGGTTTTGGATAATTCCAACATTAATAATAGTAATACCATTATCAATTGCGATTTTTTATGGAATAAGTGCATATAATAATCCAAAAAATAAACATGATTTTCAGACAATAATTTATTCTATACAAAGAAATCTTGGATTTATTACCATGCCCTTAATATATTTTTCTCGTATATTGGGTAAAGCTTTATTATATTTATTTCCATTACATCGCATTTCAAAATTTGCTGAATATTTTTCGATGGATGAAAATAGAAATGATGCTTGGAGACCAAAAAATAGACTTACAACATTTATAATTACATTTGTAACAATTTTTGCATTATTAATATTTAATGTATTTGGTTTTAACAAATCTCATTTGGGGTTTGATTTTAATGCGGATGGTTCTGTGGACGGTTCGGATGGAGCAATACCTTTACCACAAAAGGAAAATTTTGGCGAATGGGGGACAGTATTAGCATTTTCATTTTTAGTAATTCTTGTATTATATACATTTTATATCTTTCATAAAGGGAAAGGAGATAAGACAAAAACTGAAAATATATTTCCAAGTGATAAATCATTTAGGGAACAAGCTAATTGGACATTAAAGAGGTCTACTACTTTCTTTAAATCGTTAATATTATTAGCCATCGTATTGGGGGTATTGATAGGGATGTTATATTACGTTATGAGGTCTCCAGAGGAAGCAAATTTGGTTTCATCGGTGATGATGATATTCACAGGTATTATTATATTAACAATAACTTATTTTGCTATAAAAGATTTGAAAGTAATTCAGGCTTTGATGAAAAATAGAGTTTTACAATTATTATTTCATTTAATATTTATCATACCGTGTTTAGGTATTGAAATGGTTAATACTATTTATCAAGAGTTAAAACACACGCCGCAGACAATATATAATATTTTGATAATAGAAATAATCTTTGTAACTTTTTATTTTGTATGGCCTATTCTTCAAGATAAATTATATACGTGGATACCATTTAAAGATGATACTACAGATGCGCAGAAGGCGGAGCTGAAGACGTTATATATACGAAGTTTGCAAATAGGAAAACAAATAAAAGAGGAAAAAAATAGACTATCGGGATATCCAGCAATAAACCATACAGAATTTTATGATAAAGTTAAAAAGAGTAATTTAACGTTAGACCAAAATGATGCGGAATTAGAGAATTTGATTATATCATATATATGCGATGATTGTAAAAAGGGTAATTTAACACCAGCAGAATTTAAAGAAAGAAAACAAGCACAATTGGATGAAATTAAAAATTTATTAAAAGGAGAAAACGGAATAATGCAAAAAGTTGCGTCTTATGAGTCGCAAATGGCGGATGTAGTTGCAAAACATAATACCTTAACAGAAAATGTAAAAAACGGCACGGGCGGTTTGGTTAGTAAAGTATTAATAATGAAACCTACTTATTTAACACAAATGATGCAAATTGGCAATTATGAAAATATGCGCGAAGGGGGGAAACTTATTGTAGATGATGTGCGTTATAATTATGCTTTATCGTGTTGGTTTTTTCTTCATAGTAATCCGCCAAATTTTTTTAAAAATAAATATTATTCGATAATAAATTATGCAAACAAACCCAACGTAATGTATAATCCTGTTAAAAGTAAATTGAAAATTCACGTTAAAACGGGTCCTAACAATAATGATAAAAAAGATTATATATTTGGAAATATTAAATTGCAAAGGTGGAATAATTTAGTAATAAATTATGTAAATGGTGTTTTAGACATATTTTTAGATGCAAAATTAATAGGTTCTTATCCACAAACGATTCCTTATAATAGTTCAGATTATGTATCAATAGGACACGGTACCAAAGGGGAAGGATTGAATGGTGGAATATGTAACGTTGTATTTTATAATAATAGGTTAAGAAAGAATAGAATAGGATTAAATTACGAATATTTAAAAAATATAAATCCTCCGGTTTTATAAATTTTCTAAGTTAATATTATACTATGGATACAAAGCAAATCATATTCTACTTAATTATCGCCGTGATAGTTTATTTGGTATATAATTTCTTTTTTAAAGACCACGCTGTCGCAGATTTACAAGGCATGCATAATGCGAAGGTAGCGATGTCAATAGCCGCAGATAAAATGCCAAGTTCAGGAGGTTCAAACGACTACGCATTTAGTGTATGGTTTTACATAAATAATTGGAATTATAATTATGGCAAAGAAAAAGTTATATTAAGAAGAGAAACGTCAGATTCTGGTAAAAATCCAATTCCAGAGATTTCTTTAGGAGCAAATTCAAATGATTTACAGATTAAATTGACAACGCATAATTCTTCTGATGCTACTGCCGGCTCTACGGAGGATGTATGTCCGGTCAAAAATGTTCCCTTACAAAAATGGGTTCATCTATTAATGACTGTTAATAATAGAACTTGTGATGTTTATATTGATGGTAAATTAGTAAAAACTTGTATGCTTGCTGGCGTGGCAAAATTAGATAATAAAGGCGAATTACTTTTAACGCCAGATGGTGGTTTTAGCGGATTTACATCAAAATTACGTTATTATGCGCGTGCTATTAATCCGCGTGAAGCGTATGAAATTTATAAAGAAGGGTTTAGTGATAGTTGGTTAGGCGAAAGTGCCAGCAAATATAAATTAAAATTGGCTTTCTTTAGTGATGGTTCAGAAATGAACAGTTGGTCGATATAATTAATTATGATAATGAATATATTTAATATCATAATTAATATATATATATGTCTTATTCTAGTTTTTCAGAAAACATGGGTACACCGGCGGCAAATTTAGGAGCCGGAGCAGGAAAAGCACAAGCAGCGATGACGGAACAATTTAATAAATTTAAAAACAATAAATTCGTTAGTGGCGCGAGTGATTTTTTAATGTCAAATACGGCAGTAGCAAAATTTTGTTTTTTTATTTTAGTAATATTATTATTTGTATTTGCTTTACGCTTAGGAAGTAAATTATTATCATGGGTTTTGGCACCATTGCCCAATCCATATTTAATTAATGGTATGAAATCGGGTAAAAAATATTTGAAAATAATTCAAGACCCAAGAGATAGGGAATCTATTCCTTTATTGCGTTCGGATAATGAACGCGAAGGAACAGAATTTACTTATTCTGTTTGGCTTTACATAGAAGATTTAGCAAATTATAGAGTTGGTAAAAGAAAACATATTTTCCATAAAGGAAGCAAAGTATTTGCTCGTAAAAATACGTGGCGAATTGGAGACGACGATAAAGTAGATATTAGTGAAATGGCATTCCCAAATAACTCCCCCGGTTTATTTCTTGCCGAATCGGGCAACGAACTAATTGTTACCGTAAATACATTTGAACATATTTTAGAAGAAGTTCGTATTCCAAATATTCCTTTAAATAAATGGATTAATATTTCTATAAGAGTATCCAATTTGAATTTAGATGTATTTATGAATGGTAATATCGCCGTGAGACATCGTTTAAGAAGCCCTGTAAAACAAAATATGGGCGATGTTCATGTTAATGCACAAGGGGGTTTTGATGGTATGCTTTCTTCTTTAAGGTATTTTAATTCGTCATTGTCGTCTTCTGAAATAATGGATCTTGTTCGCGCGGGACCTAATTTAAAAATGGATAAATCCATGAATATTTTCCCACCATATATGTCTTTGCGATGGTATTTTAGGGAAAAGGATGAAAGAGCAAGTTAATTAATTATATCATTATGTGTAATATAATTAATTTCGCAGATTAGGATTCATACAAATATCTCTGGTTGGGAATATATCACCACTCATGCATTTATCATGTTCGTCAATTTCAATACACGTTCTTTTTTTATTTAAGGTTCCCACATAACAATAACCAGCTTTTTTTGCCAATTGTATATCAGATTCGTTAGATAAATCGGGCGAAGGTGTGGGTTCATCTTTACCCCTGGGTTCATCTAAAGTTTTTTCTAATTCTGATGGATTATAATCATCTTGTTCTTTTTTCTCATCTAAGGCGTGTTCAACCACATCAGCACCTTTTTCAACATTATGTTCTGTATTTTCTAAACCATTCCCAAAAAATTTTGTTATTAATGTAACACCTTCCGTTAGATAATAGTATATATTCAAGCCTAACAAACTAATAAATAAAAACAAAAAAAGAATTTTTATCCACAATCCAGCACCGCCAGTATTTAATGTACCAGGTTCTTTAAATACTGTGGGTTCTTCAAAAATCGTGGGATCCGGTGCTGATGTTTTCAATACCGGTAATATTCTTGAGCTTACTTCCTCAGCCATTATAATATTATTAATTATAAAAATATTATACTACCTACTATTTCCTAAATTTAAGCAAATGTTTTACACCCACAGTTCTTTTCAGTTTGATACAATAATAAAAATGAGTGTAAAGATTTTCCAATACGCGGTGCGTTTCCCGCTTTAGCTCCAACTCCATATTCCACACCGTTAATAGTAATTTTGTCATTAGCAGTTGAGGCTGCTGCTCTACGTCGTTTATTGCTAGGATTTACTGGCATTATACATTAGCAAAAGAAAAAAACTATTTGTTTCTTGGAACCATATTTGTTAATTTACTCATTTTATCCAATTTATTAATTGTTTTTTCTAAATTACCTGATGTAAAACTATTATTAAATAAATAATCCGTCGCTGGTTTTATTTCATTTTTCTTCACAATTTGATAAATAACGTTTATTTTACTTGTCATTTTCTTTACGGCTTCCTCATTTTTTAATAAAGGAATTTTTTTATCAAAAGGTTCTGTTAATAATGAAATAGCAAAATATATCATAAATTTGCGTTTCCTTTTTGAACCCGGTTGATATCTAATACAAAACAAATTATTTAACGCTTCTATAATTTTTTTAATCGCTTTATTTCTTTTATGCGATTCATTTATAATTATATCCCATATTAACCATATAATATCCGTTTGAAATTTACTTTCTACACCATAATTACGTCTCCCACCCTGCAATTTTAATTTTGAATTTTTTTTACATAACGCTTCAAATCCTGTTATCCATTCTACCCAGTAAAAAGCCTCTGTTGAATTTTTAATCCTTTTTGTTATATGATAAGCTAACTCATTTACCGCTATAAATAATTCTTTTGGATCTTCAGAATGTCTGAATGTATTATGAGCATACAATATACTTTCAGCTTTTAATCTGGTAGTTAAATATGTTGAACCATATTCTATTTCTTTAATTTTTGGTGTATCAAATGAATTCTTTTTCTTTGCTTGACAGATTATACAAATAATTTCAGCAAATAATCTTCTAATTTTATTATTGTTTCTCATTTTTATTTCATTTCCTATATACCCACTATTGACAATACTTTTAAAATCATTAAATCTTAAATCCAAATATGTAGGCAATAATGGATTCCCCAAATGAACATTATTACTAACAAATAAAAATAATATTTCCCATAATTCTAAAAAATGTCCAGCACAAATATATTCTGCAGACCAATAACAAGCATCTTCTATTTTACTCGATTTTAAATATTTTAGTAATTCTTTTTTAGCAGCACTTTTTTTATAATTTGAAAAGGTTATACCCTTAAACTCTTTTTGGTGTCGTTTATCATTTATATCATAATCGTTCATACTAATATTTAATATAAAAAAATATTGTATAATTCGCAATTAAAAATATTGATAATTAATATATGATAAAGAGCATAAAACAAGGATTAACATATGCGACTACATTCTTTAAAAAATCAAGCATATGGACAAAAGTTGTTGCATTTGTTATTATAGCATTAATATTTACAAAAATTGCTAATGCCAACTCGCCAAGAGTGGAAGGGTTTTCACAAAATCGTAAATTTGTTGTAAAAAAAAATAACGAAATATACGATAATTTTTATTGTTCTGTTTATGATCATCTTGTTTATGATGAAAAAAAGAATGATTTTGAAGTTATAAAAATCGATAAAATTGCTAAAATAAATAATAATAGTAAAGTATTAGATTTAGGATGTGGAAACGGTCATTATGTTAATTTTTATAAAAATAGAAATGTTGAAGCTAAGGGAATTGATAAATCAAAAGCTATGATTAAAAATGCAAAAAAACTATACCCAAATTGTTCATTTAAGAATGGGGATTTTTTGGACGGTATGAATTATCAAAATGATACTTTTTCACACGCATTATGTTTATATTTTACTGTTTATTATGTTAAAAATAAAAGACAATTGTTTGAAAATGTATATAAATGGTTAGAACCTGGTGGATTTTTAATATTACATTTGGTTAATAGAGACGAATTTGACCCAATCCTTCCACCATCAGATCCTTTAGTTATGGTAAGTGCGCAAAAATTCGCAAAGAAAAGAATTACCAAATCACAAGTAAAGTTTGACGATTTTATGTATAAATCCAATTTTACTTTAATAAAAGATAAAAATGTTGGTAAATTTGAAGAAACGTTTACAGATGATGCAACAAATCATGTACGTAAAAATGAGCACACCTTTTATATGGAACCTCAAAAACAAATTTTGGCAAAAGCTAAAAAGGTAGGGTTTCTTTTAGAAGGTCATGTTGATATGGTTAAATGCAGATATGAATATCAATATTTATACTTTTTAAAAAAACCTAACTAATATATAAATGACAATAGAAGGACGAGTTTGGAAACACGGCAATTTAGATGAAGATTTTATAGCAGGTATATTAGAACCAGGAAAAGATAAACATTTTTTAAGTCCCGCTCAACTTAAGTATAAGAAAATGTTAGCAAAACTTATGAAAAAAATGAATAAAAAGAAAGGGGGAAGAAAATCCAGACGTAAATCGCGTAAGAAACGTAGAAAATCCAGACGCAAATCACGCAGAAGAAGAAAGAAACGCACGCGTAAAAAGAGAAGAAAAAAACGCTAAATTAATATTATGATATTTTACATAATATTAAGCATAATTGTATTCATTATAGTAGCATACATGATTTATAAGGTAAAATACGGTTATTGGTCAAGACAACCAGTATTTCATTATCATAATATATTTTATTGGTATAATCCTCCCGGAGTAATAGAAAAAGGCGATGTGGAGATATCAAAATATTATAATGCCCAAATAGAATTTATTGAAAGTGATAAAATATCAACTGAAAAAAAAGAACTATTTGCCACTTTACTTAAATCACATTTTATGCCTTATAAAGGAGAGAAATACGCCCCAACAACAGAAGGGATAATGAATAGTTTTCAATCACATGATAGACCAAGTTATATAGGATTAAACTATGATAAAAATACATTAATTAGTACATTATCCACAATTCCTATACATATTTTCTTTGATGGAAATAAACAAGAAATATATTACGCTGATTTTTTATGTGTTCATCCACGTTATAGAAAACAGGGAGTAGCACAAAGAATAATTAATACGGTGCAAACCAACCATAGATTAAAAGACGCCCCTCATAAAAGAGAAACAAGTATTTTATTTAAGAGGGAAGGTAAATCTATGTTAATTGTTCCATTAATGATTTATAAAAACTATGTTTTTGATATAAGTTGTTGGGATAAAAATGTTAATTTTAATGAACATCCATTTATTCAATTGGTAAAATTAACTAAACAAACATCTAATTTCCTATTAGAATTACTAAATAAATGTGTATATAAATTCAAATGTGTGATTATGCAAAATATAGGTCATTTATTATATTTATGTGAAAAATCTGAGTTAACTATCACGATTTTATTAGTTAATAAACAAGCTGTGGGATTTTATGTATTTAGAGACCCCTACATAACATACAATAAAAATAAAAGTGTTGAGATGATTGCGTCGTATAATGATAATACAACAAATGAAATATTTTCTTTAGGGTTTTTAAGCAGTATAAAACATCTAAATCAAAATACAAAAAGAGTATTGATGACGGATTCTGGTCACAACAATATAATACTAAATATTATATTGAAGAAATATAAAATAATTACGGTTTTAATGGCTTCATTTTATTTTTATAATTATGCAACAAGACCATTAATGAGTTACGATGTATTAAGTTTGGTTTAACGAGTATATTTTCCAGCCCTTGCGAATGAATCTACAACAAAAATAACAAAAACGCCTAAAAATAAATATAAAACAAGTTCCTCTGTGACATTTTCTGTTTTCTCATCTTTATTTTCTTCCATCATATGAATTAAATAATTCAATTTCCTCATTAATTCATCACGATTAGCATAATTCATATCAGAACCTGCCGAAGAATTTGTATAATAAGGTACATACTGGTTATAAGCTTGTTGATATTTCTCTTTTAATGTTTTAAATCCTTCAGGAGTTACGGCATGATCTACATTTAAAGCCGAGGGTTTGAAATTCTCCTTAACTTTATCATTTTTGGTTAATAATTCGGGTTTTGGTGGAGGATGAAATTCTGCTAAACCTTCTTGTTCATCATCTGAATCTTCTGTAGTCATATTTTCCATAGAGTTTAGGAATTGTTCTACCTTTTCGCTTTTTTTCTCTCTATTTTTTAATGTCTTATTTTTTCGTTTCTTTTCGAAATCTTTTTTAAGTTCAGCATCTTCTTCATTCATATTAAAATCTGAGAATCCTAGAGTTGATGACATTCTTATAAAATTAATAGATTATAATTTATTTTTATTAAACTGAAAAATATATTTATTTATGTATATAAGAATGATCGACGTGAAAAAATATATTGAAATTATTTTATTAATAATATTAATGGTGTGTTTGTATAATGGCGAATGTGAATTGCTTGCGGACATGATGGGTAATAATTTAGGTAAGCTATTTATGTTAGGTTTAGTTATATTAATTTTGGGAGCATTTGGTAAAACAGCAGGTGTATTAGCAGCCTTTGTATATATATTCATATTACATCAACATCGCCGCGAAGGATTTGAAGAGGGCGCGTCATTAGACATTAAATTGGGAGATGATGATGATGATGATGATAAGAAAAAGAAAAAGAAAAAGAAAAAGGAAAATTTTACCGAAGGTGCCGCGTTAAGTATAAAAGTTGGCGAAGATGAAGATAAAGATGAAGAAGAAGATGAAGATGAAGAGTTTAAAAATAAAGAAGGATTTTTAAGTTTTAATATTGGAAGTGGTGCTGGGAACAAGGATGGATTTTGGGCACAAAAAAATAAAAGTGATGGCATGGAAGGCGAAAAGGAAGAAGGGTATTGTTCTAAATGTGGAGCAAAAAAAGGACATAAACATGGAAAGAAGAAAAGGAAGAAAGAAGGTTTTGCTAATTTAAGACAAAATCGCAATTTAAAATTAAACAATATTAGCGTATTAAATACTACTGATTTAGACAGAATTATAAAAAAGGATAGTGAAGTGCGGACATTAAATTCTACATCATAATTAATTATTGGAATAAATAATATCAATAATTAATATATATATATAAATGGTTAAAAATAATACAAAGAAAAATGAACAAGTGGGAGGAGGGCCAAAAGGAGCGATTGCTTTAGCTTTCCATAATATGATAACTTCAATTAAAGGTTTAAATGATAGTAAATTTTTTATGGGGGCTGTTATGATTATGATGAATATTGCGTCTAAACATATAAATATTGAATTATCTCCTTCGCAGCAAAATTATTTAAAAAATAATGTAGCACGACAATTATTAATATTTGCTATTGCGTGGTCAGCTACAAAAGATATTTTTATAGCATTAGTTATTACTGCATGTTTTCACATTTTAGCTATGCATTTATTAAATGAAGATAGTAAGTTTTGTATCATTCCAAATGCTTGGAGGCAATTTGAAAAGGCATTAGATTTAGATGGAGATGGAGAAGTAACAGATGATGAAATCAAAAAAGCTAAAGAAGTTTTAGAAAAAGCAAGAAAGAAAGAATTAAAGAGAGAAGCATTAAGAAATATGAACGATTTTAAATTGTCGCTATATTAATCATAAAATAATAACTATAATTAATATATGTCTCAAAAAATAAGTGTTGAAGGTCCTATAAAAATAGAAACATCAGAAAAAAAAACCTCTTTAATAAAAAGAAAAGTAGATAAATTACCAGAATGTAAAAAGAGTACAAATAAAGACAAAGATAATTTAAGATATTCTTTACATTGGGATTATACAACGAATAAAAGCGGTAGCCAACAATTCACTTTTACTGGAAAAGAAATGGGCGATAATTTTTGGTCACAAGAAAGAAAAAATAAACTAAAAATGGGCGATTTGATTATATATAAAAAAAATGGACACCCAAATAGTAATTATAAAGCAAGGATATATGCAAAGACAGGGTTGATTAGTCAAGTAGATGCATTAAAAAAAGGCATTATCGAAAAATTACCTGAATTACCAGATACATATGATATTAAATTTATAGCTCCGCCTGTTATTGCGGGGAATAGAATAAAAAGAATAAAGGGTGTAAAAAAAGAAGAAATTGAAAAAATACCCGGATATAGATTCTTTTTTTGTTATCCAACAGCTAAAAAAGACAGTAAATATTCATATCATAGTCCTAAATTTCATGAACAAATAAAAAGAGAAATGAAAAAGGGGTTTATTAAAAAAATGGATTGGAAAGTAAAGAGAATACAAGCAAAACATGCGGGCGTCACCAAAGACCCACTAACTGGTAAGGCTATTCCTGCTGATAAATTAGTAGAACAACCAAATAGTGTTAAGTATAAAATAGGTGGTGTAGAATTAATAGAAATAAGCGATCCCGTTCATCTTTATAAGGGGAAACCGGAAAAAGAAGTGCATAAAATAAGGGCTTTAGTTCATATCAGATTAGAAAAAGTAATTGATGGGGTAGGGAAAAAAGCGATAACAGAAATTGATGGTGAAAAAGTTATGTCTATATTGGATTGTAAAAACCATAAAAAAAGAACTATTGAATTAATAAATGAATTAAGAGAAGAAAGTGCTAAACAAGCAGCAGAGTTTTCAGAATATCTTGGCGATAAATTAACTGTTAAATATACTAAAAATTACAAAGATGTGATTTGGTATCAAGATAAAGCAAAAAAGGAAATAGCTGACGAATTTTATAAAAAGCGTATGGATAAACAAAAAGAAGAAATTAAAAAAAGAGAAGACCATCGTGATAATTGGAAAAAAAAGAAAGAAGAAGAAGTGAAAAAATCAAAAGAAGTAATTAAGTTAGCGGAGGAAGAAGGAAAAAGGAGCCAAAGAGAAATAGAACAGGAATTTGATGCTAAAATAGCGAAAGATGCTACCATTGCGGAATTAAAAGAAGATGCCGTACCAACAGGAGGAACAAGAAAACAAAGGAGAAGAAAAGGAATAAATAATAATACAAAGAAAAGAAGAAGAAATAAAAATAAATAATATCTATATTTCATCTATTTTGGGGTCGGTAGTTAATTTATTTTTTAAGATTTCATTACCATCGCTATCGGTTAATTTCTGTAATAATTTTTGAAACTCATCTTTCTCTAATATATGTTCTAATTTATCCAGTTTTTTTTCAATAATAACAAGTTTATCTATTTCAATATCATCTTGAGTTGGAACTTCATAATACCAATTATAAACACCTTTTGTGCCGTTATATATAAGTTTTCCAAAATGCCAAGTAAAATCCGCAGCTTCATATAGTAGGAAACCAAGAACCATTAATATATTAATTATCAATATTTTTAATATATTACATACTTAAATTAACTATATTTTTCTCACTTATTTTTCTTCTGGATTTCTTGATTTTTTTATCGCCATCTAACGACGCGTTTAACTCTTCAATTTCTTTAATGCTTACCGTGCTATGATTATCTTCTTTTAAATTAATTTTCTTTGTTTTTAATCCGGACAATAGGTCTTTTAAATCTGTAGGTCCTTTCATTTCTGGTCTCTTAGGAACACTACTAAAATTAGTCTCCATATTTGTTGCGTCATTAAAATTAGCTCTTCCTCTTGTCATGCCTATATCCGGTTTGTCGCTAAAATTACTTCTCATTCGTGGCGGTTCTCTTCTTTGTTCTTCATTTGGTCCGGGCGGAGATCCTCTTGGTGGTTCTTGCATTACACTTCCCATAAAATTACTAAACCCGGGATTGGTTTCGCCCATACTATTTACAGCAGCTTGTGTGAATTGCTGCATTAATTCGGGATTTTGTTTTAAAATATCATCCATACCAGGCATAGAAGATTTAAACATAGTATTTGTCATATGAACCATTACCGCTGAACCACCCAACATAAATAACAATTTTAATTCTGGAGCAATTTTGGCTTTACTTGCGTATTTTTCATGCAATTCACTAAAAACATCATCATATTCGTCTACATTTTCATTAACACTTTCGGCCCATCCGTCTAATTTTAAATCAAAAGGGTCAAATTTATTATTTAAAAATTCCATTCCAGTTATACAAGCCATTAAACATTTTTGTTGAAAATTTATACTTGCTTTCTTTTCTTTTTCGGATTTAATCATTTCATATTCACCCTTCATTTCATCTAAACTTGATTGCATAGAATATTTTTTACTTAATGTAATGCCTTTTTTTTCAATTTCTTCTAATTTTCTTAAATAAAAAAATTTCTCTTTTAATGTTTCTTGATTGCTAAGGGGTATTTTATCGGGAACGTTAAGCGTTGGATTAATAGGAATATTATTAAATTTTTTAAATCCGTCTTCGTCTTCTGTTTTAACATTTGAACCCGATGCGTTTCTTAAAATACTTGGTTTCAGGGATGGGCTTCCATTATGATTATTAACTGGCTCAACGTTTAATGTAATATTATTATTATTATTTCTGTCAGTAAAATCGGTTCCGCTAAATAAAAAATTACTTTTTGTTGTTGTTACGGATTTTGTTGGAGCATCAGAATCAAGAGAAAGCGAATTTAATTCTGTTAGGTCGTCTAAAATAATATCAGATGCGGGTCCGTCTGATTTTTTTTGTTTATTTGGGTTCATCAGTAAGTCGGCGCCGGGACCAAAATTAACAGATTTATTATTTGAAATAGAAGGTCCTAAATTAGAAGAGGGTATTTCATTTAATGAAATTGAAATAGTTTCTGCCATTATTATAATTAATAGAATTTTTAATTTTAAGTAGTCCGCAATATATATTAATTATTCAACTTATGAGAAATATACCATTTGGCTTGTAAAAAACAATCTGCTAAATCATCTTTTTTTTTATGTTTTTCAAAATGATCATTCCAATTACTATTTTGTATTAATTGTCTTGTAATTTTAACACTTTCTTTTTTCCTTTCGGCATAAGAAGTTTTTTTCTTTCCTAAAAAGTCTTTTAATTTATTATTTGAATTTACAGGAACAACATTATTAATATTATTTTCAATAAAATGTTGCATTATCATGCCTTGTAATGTTTTCATTCTCAACGCTAAAGGTCCTATTTGATTTTCAATTATAACTAAATTTATGTCAATATTACTAAAAGTTTTATGAAATAATTTTTTTAAATTAATACCATATGAAACCATGTTCATTTCTGTTGTCAATACACTACCTACAAAATCGTAGTAATTATTAGATAAATCTAATAAAATATGTTTTAAAATATTCTCCTTTTTTTCTTTGATATTGAATGAAATATCATAAACATTTGCAAGTGAAATAAGTTTGTCTTTTTTTAATTTTTTAATTTTTTTATTTGAGAAAGATGGAGGTGGTACTTTATATTTTTTTGCGTGTGTTTTACAATAGAATTCATTTTTCTTTGTATATTTCCCTATTTTTGAACATCTTTCGCCATTTTTTAGTTTTCCTTTACAAATATGTGTAGTGTTTTCGCACAAATCAATTATATCCCATTTTTCGATAGTATAATCATCTTCATAATTTAATAAACAATATGCTAAATTTTTCATACCAACATCAATGCTCAATATTTTCATATATTAATACTTAATTTATAAGTTTTAAGTATTAATTATAATTGACCTGATCTTTTAATTAATAATTGTTCCTGCGTTAATACGGGTCCGGATAAAGTACCCTGTAAAGATTCGCGCGTTAAATACATATTTTTTAAATCACTGGTTTGATATCCAAAAGGAACGGAATTATCATTACAATCTTTAAATAAATATTTTTCGTGAGTAAATTTATCAGATTTTTCACAATGTTTTGTAGAACACATTTTAGCCAAATCCATATTTGCTTTCATAACATCACTTCCGCTATTAATTAAAAATTTACGATAAGCATAATTGCTGTTAATTTGATATTGTTTTTTAATATGATTATTATTATGACATGCTGCATCGTAATTAGTAAATTGTCGCGAATCACTCATTAATGCGGGTGATTTATGGTGAATATTATTAGAACCAGAATAACAGGTAGCCCAACTCATTATATATTAATTATCAAGATATTAATTCTTTACAATTAATATTAATTATTTTCTAATAAATTTACTAAACCAGCTTTATTTAATTTTGTATATCCTGTAAGCCCTTTATCGGAAGCAAGTTTTTTTAATTCGGATACTTTCATATCAGAGTATTCCTTAACTTCTTCTTTTAATTCTAAATTTTTTTTATCATTTTCATCATCGCTTTCATCATCACTTTCATCTGTATCTATGTCGTCTAAACTATCTTCTGCTTGGAAAAGTTTTTTTTCTTCAACCAGGGCAATCTCTTCGGTTGGTTTTGGTATTTCGACTTCCAACATAACTTCTTCATCTTCTTCATCTTCTTCTTCACTTTCATCTTCACTTTCATCATCACTTTCACTATCTTCTCCAGAATCATCAGAAACATCTATTAATTTGGTATTATTATTATTAACAATATTTTCTACTACTTTTTCAAACATTTCTGTTGGTAATTGTTGTGAAACTACTTGATTTTCATATGGAGCTTCAGCCATTTCTTGTTCATTAAAATAAGGACTATTATCTTTTGGTAATGTTGGGGCTTGTTCTGAAAAACTTTGTATCATATTAAACATATTGTCTAATTTACCTTCAACACTTTCAATTCTGGTTTTAAAATAAAACCATAATAAAATAGATGCAACTCCTGTTACACCAATACAAATTGCCATACCGCGCGGATTGGAAAACATATTATTAATAATTTACATAAAATAATCTTTAAATAAACGAGTACTTAATTATATATTTTTTATAATTTCTTCTGCTTTTTTAATAATTGATGCGGGATAATTTAATTGTTTTAATACAGCTATCCCACCCTTAGTTTTAGAATACCCTTTAATTAATTTATATGTATAAGTAGGGATAAGCATTTCAGTTTCAATTGTTTTCATACTACAATTTTTAATTTTTTTATTTTTTCTAAATAATTTGCATAATTTTAAATAATGCGTGGTTAATATTACATTAACATTTCTATTTTTAATAATATATTCTAAATAACCATAAGCATTACTTACTGCTTCATAAGGGTTTGTTCCTGAATAAAGTTCGTCAAACACACAAAAATGCCTGTCGTTTTTATTTTTATCTATTATATCAAGAATTTTTTTACATCTTCTTGCTTCAGATTGAAATAAACTGTCCCTTGAACAACTATCTGGTATATTAATATAACAATGAATAAATTTATAAGGATTTAATACACCTTTATCATAAAATCCATATCCAACTTGTTGAGAAAATATAAGATTAATAATGGTTGATTTTAATATTGTTGTTTTCCCGGCCGCGTTTGGACCTGTAATAATAATACTTTTATTTAAATTTATATTATTTTTAACAGGATCATTATTTATTAATGAAGGGTGATAAATATTTTTAAAGGAACATTTCTTTTTTTGTGAAAACTTAACAATATTGATATTTTTATTATGTATATTATTTTGTAATCCCTTTAAAGTATCAATATAACCATTAAAGCCAAATGTGAATGACACCATATCATCTATAATATCATCATAATGTATCAAGTAGAAATATTTCATAATTAAACCAAATATGCGTATTGTTTTAAAGCATTTCGTTTTTTCTGGTAATTCATCTAATTGTTTAACAAAATCTTGGATTTTATCGTTATAATCCAGAATAGTATTATTAAAATCATAATATGAATCATATGATTTAATTTGATTAGAAAATATGTCTATGTTATTTGATGTATATTTTAAATATTTTTTTAATGAATTCAACTTATCAATAATATAAAATGAATTACAATAAAAATGATAACATGATATCATATTTTGATAAATACTATATATATAAAATCCTATCATTAGAAGGCTATATAATTTAGTTTTTATAGGGACAGAATTAAAATTCATAATAAGTTGTCCGATTTGATTTTTTGCGATAACTTGTTTAAGAACATCAATATAATTGCCAATTGTTATTGGGTTGCCCATAAATTTTATCAATAAAAATGGTAATAATAACATCATAATTGGTGTTACCAATTGTAATATAGGGCTGGTAATATTCAATACGCTTAATATGTGTAAAGCTACTGGATTATAATTTAACCATTTGAAATAATCCCATTCGATGTACTGATATTTTTCTTCAATATATTGAATATTTTTTATATCCTTCCAATCCTGGACCATTTTATTAATTATATCGGTGTTTTGTGAAATATCTAATGTAGAATATAGTTTTTGCGAATCTTCTAAAAATTGTATATCATTGGTGAAACTTTTATTCCACGATTCCAACATAACCTCTCCAATTTCTGTTGTTGGGCTAAATAAATATTTATATATTGGAATATTACTTGAATCAATAGTATTTAATAATTCTAAATCATTTGATATATTATCATTAATATTGGTTGTTGCACGATATTCTATGGGCAATTTAAATGATGTTTTAATATCTTCTTTATTCATTTAAAAAATGAGAGAAAATATTAAATTATTATAAACTTATTAAATATTAAGATGTTTGGTGAAATCAATAGGCATTTCCATAATTTGCGTTTCATAATGTTTTTCAAATCGTGATAATCTATTCATATCATATTTTGTTTGGAAATTAATAGCAATTCCTTTTCTTCCCCATCTTCCTGAGCGCCCAATCCGATGTAAATATGTATTTTCATCGCGAGGAATATCAAAATTAATAACAATACTAACTTGTTGAACATCAATTCCTCGTGCAAAAAGATCTGATGTAATTAATACACGACACCCCCCTGCTTTGAAATCTTTAAATACTTCTTTTCTTTCTATATCAGTCATTTTGCCATGAATTTTTTTTACCGGGAAGTTATCGGTCATCATAGCTTCTTCTAAATCATTAACGCGCGATACGCTGTTACAATAAATAATAGCTTGCGATATAGATAACCCACTAAATATATCTTTAATGGTTTCATATTTGTGGGTATCATCTTCAAGATTAATATAATATTGCGCAATACCTTGTAATGTTAGTTCATCATTATTTACTAAAATTTTTGTTGGATTTTTCATAAAAGATTCCGTTAATTCATGTAAATCTTTCGGCATAGTCGCGCTAAAAAGTGCTATTTGAACATTATTCGGCATCGCCTTAAATATTTTATACATTTGTTCTTTAAATCCCGATGATAGCATTTCGTCCGCTTCATCCAAAATTAATAATGATAATGTCTTTGTAACTAAAAATTTTCTTCTAATTAAATCATTCACTCTTCCTGGTGTTCCAACAACAATTTTCGGTTTTTTTGTATTCAAGAATTTTTTATTTCTGTCAACTGAAGTGCCACCAACCAATAAAACCGGATTTATATCTTTTTGATATCTTGAAATATTTTCAACCACATTTAATATTTGGTCTGCCAATTCATGTGTTGGTGCTAATATTAAAACTTGTGGTGCTTCAATATTATTTTTCAAAATATTTAAAGCCGCAATCACAAAAGCTCCGGTTTTCCCTGTTCCCGATTGAGCTTGTGCTGTGATATCTCTTCTACGACCATTATGTATATTTTTAGTCATCGGGTATAATGCCTTTTTTTGTATTGAACTGGGTTTTTCAAACCCAAAAGAATATATTCCTCTCAAAACCAGATTATCCAAATTCAATTGTTCGTCTTCCCAACTACTTATTTCATATTGTTCATAATTATTTTTTATTTTGGTTTCTTTATTATTTATTATAGATGCCATTAGTTATTACTAATATTATTTGTTTAAGTATTTTTAAATATGCTTTAATTTATTTTTAAATGATATAAAAATGATATAAAAATAAATTATAGTTTTATACCATCATGGGAAAGTATTCATTAAAAGATTATGATAATATAGCAGAGAATTGTCAAATAAACGAATTAAGTATTACAACAATTAAAATTGTTAATGATTTGGCAAAAAAAGTGGGAGCACCCAATTATAGTAAAACACCTATTTTTAAAAAAAAACCCAAACACCAAAAATATCATATTAATAAAGAAGATTGGGAAAAAATACGCAATTTTAAAACAACACAATTAAAGAAAAACCAAGATGGTATTGAGGCACAATTAGATTTATTAAGAATCAATTTAAATAAGCTTACAAATAAAAATTATGAAGTTATAACAAATGAAATATTTAATTTTATTAATAATATTATAGATAAAGAAAAAGATGGCGAAAAAACATACAAAACATTAATGCTAATAGGAGATAATATATTTGAAATAGGATGTTTAAATGTTTTTTGGTCTGATTTATATGCCACTTTATTTCGGGATCTGATTGGGCAATTTGAAATAATGGAAAAAATTTGTCACGAAAATTTAAACAAATTTATAAAAATATTCGACACCATAGAATGTGTTCAACTATCTAATAATAATTATAACGAATTTTGCGACTGTAATAAAAAAAATGAAAATAGAAGAGGCATGTCAGGATTTTTTATAAATTTGATGATGAAAGGAATTGTTCAAAAAGAATATATCTATAATATTCTTAAAAATTTATTAGATAACATAAATTCACATTCATCAGACGAATTTACTAATATTAATGAGGAAATTATAGAAAATATATCAATTATATTAATAAAGGGTAAAGAATTTTTGACGGGAACAAAAGAATGGGAGGGTATTATTAGAACAATAGAATTTTACTCAGAAAATAATGATACTGGTATATCAAAAAAAATACAATTCAAATGTTTGGATATTATTGATGAACTTGATGAATGAATATAAAAAGAAAATAATAATAATATTTAATATGGAAAATATTAAATATTTGGTCGTTGATAATATTAAAAAGGATACGAACACAAAATTTGAAGATATAATAGATTGTGTAGAAAAAGAAGAAAAATCCAATATTAATAAACATAACGAGAATAATGATAATAATGAGAATTTCACAACAATTTATTATTTGTTAGAGGAAGAATATAACGAATTTACAAAGAAAGAATTGGAAAGGATATGTGATTATTATAATATTTCAAAAAGAAAAAAACGCAAAGCTGAATTAATTCAAGACATCATTATATTTGAACATGATGAAATAAATTCAGAAATTGTTTGTACAAGAAATGATTTGTGGTATTGTATAGAACAAATTAAGAACGATAACTACTTAAAAAAATTTTTAATATTAGATTAAGATATATATGACTACAATAAGTTCAAAATTAAATTCTTATATAAATTACAAAAAAGAAACAAAAATATACAAAAATGATAGAAATAAACAAGTTAGTGTTTACAAAATTAATTTAACAAAAGATAAAATTTCTTCAATTATTGCTTTAGGTGAAATAAGATACGATCAAAGAAAACATAATATAGCATATTGTCCTGTATATTTGATTTTGGGTGATGATATTCATAATAAAATAGAAGTTAAACCAATAGGCATATATGAGTTTTGGGCATCCGCAGAAGAAAATTTAAAAGATAAAGAAGGCGACCTGGATTTACATTTAATAGATGGACCATTATTATATAATGGTATTGATAGCAAAAAATTAAAAAACCTTTTAAATAATAAACCTTTATTAACAGATATTTCAGAAAGAGAAGAAGAAGATTTAAAACAAGAGCACGCTAAAGCCGTTCAAAATGCGGATTTCGGTTTAATATCCTCATTAGAAGATAAAATGGAATTGATGAAAACTAATACAGGTGAAAAAATTGCTATTTCAGCAAAACCAGTTATAATATCAATAGTTATGGAAGATGACGATGATGTAGATATAAAAGATACGTATACATCAAAAAATTATCACAAAATAGTAAAGGAATATCAACAAATGGGATTGAGTGCGCCGAAAAAAAATTGGCTACAGAAAAAATTTCATGATCATAATTATAAACTTGTCGGTAACAAAGGAGCTGGTGATTGTTTTTTTAGCGCTTTAAGACAAGCCTTTGATAGTATTGGTATTAAAACAACAGAGAAAAAATTGAGAGAAAAATTATCGACTAATTTCACGACAGATATTTTTAATGAATATAGGTCAAGAAGGGATATGTTTTCAGGTTTTAGTCAAAAAAATCAAAAAGAACAAGAAGGTGTGGCTTTAAAACATAAAGCTTTGAAAAAACTAAAAAAAGATAAACAAAAATTGTTTAGTGAAGCAAAAAAAACAATCGGACAAAAAAGTGTTAAAAATGACCCCCGATATAAAGAAATTTTGGAAATCCAAAAAAAAATGGATGAAATATCAGGACTTTTTTATCAATTGCAAAAAGAATACGCGGCAAACCAAGAGCTTTTAAGTGGATTTAATTTTATGACTGGTATTAATACGTTGGAAGATTTTAAAACAAAAATTAAATCATCAGATTATTGGGCAGATGCTGCCACATTAAAAATAATTGAAGAAGTATTAAATATAAAAATAATTGTTATAGACAAAGAAAATCGCAAAGGTCTTATTCATTGTACTGATGCGAGCGATACTATTAAAGCTAAAGGATGGTTTAAACCAAAATATTATGTTATGCTGGACTTAGACCAAGGAAAAATTAATCAACCACATTATCAATTAGTTATGTATCAACAACGAAAAATGTTTAAATATCACGAATTACCTTTTTCGATAAAAGAAGAAATTAAAAATTCTTGTTTGGTAGGGTCAGATTCAGGTATTTATAATTATATTCCAAAATTTAATAAATTAATAAAGAATATTGATGATGATGATGATACAGACGACGACGATAAAGAACAAGAAGTTGCCATTCAAGATGCTGATGCAGAAAAAATTGATAATGAGGAAACAGCAAATTATGATAAAAATGTTGTATTTGTTTTTCATAGTAAATCGGCTCATAAAAAGCCGGGTAAAGGAATAGCGGAAAAAATACCAAAAGATAGAGAAGATGATTTTAAAGAGTTATCAAAAGAAAAACATTGGCGCAAAGTTTTATCTAATTTTTGGGTAGTAGTAAAACCATTTGAATTAGATGGTCATACATGGAATTCGGTAGAACATTATTATCAAGCAAGTAAATTTAAAGACCATGCTGAAGGTTCTGATAAACACGAATTTTATAAAACATTCACAGCTGAATCCGGTTCTGGGATATGTAAAGACCCTGCAAAAGCAAAAAGTGCCGGTGGTGCTGATAAATCCCATAAATATAGAGGAAAACATATTTTAATGGATGATGATTTCTTTAACGGCAAACATAAAATAGCTATGGAAAGAGGACAACGCGCAAAATATACAACAGATATTTATAGTCAAAAAATATTATTATTAACAAAGGACGCGAAATTAGAACATTTAATGAAAGCAAGAGGCAAAACGTCAAAATCTATAACTTTTTATGATACTATGAAAATTAGAAATGAATTAAATAATTAATAATTAATAATTAATAATTATATAAAATTAAATTTATATAATTAATATATAAAAATGGTAAAGAAAAAAATGATAGCAGATTTTTTTGACCTAATAAATGGTTCCTTCACATTTTATAAAAATAATAAAACATATGATAAAATAATAAAAAAATTTTATACTGAAATGAAATTAATTAAAAAAAAGAATATTGATATACAAAAAGTAAAGTTTAATCCAAGTGATTTAAGTGAAAGTCATTTTGTTTCAGAACATGCCAGAAAGGCATTAAAAAAGGTGAAATTTTCCAACAATTCAACATTTACTATTTTGAATACCACAATACAATTACAATTATTAACTCCAAAAAATACAACTAATAAACAGAAAAAAAATGATATTCAGCGCGTATATAAATTGTTACATTTTATTCTCGGGTTTTCAAACATGAACTTAGAAACATTAAATATAGTATTATTTTTACATGATGATAAAAAATATATAACAAAAAAATATGAAACACTTGGACCAAATCATGTTAATTCTGCTGTAACATATGCTTGTGCTAAAAATGGTGAGATTTTTTTATATAGAAAAGAAGAATGGTTTAAAGTATTAGCTCACGAATTAATGCATAGTTTGTGTTTGGATTTTTCCGGATTAAATACAAAAATATTGAAGGGAAATTTTAAAAAGTTATTTAAAATAGAAAGTAAATATGAGATAAGCGAATCGTATGCTGAATTTTGGGCAACAGTAATTAACATATTATTTATATCTTATGATATCACAAATAAATATACAGCTTTTAAAGAGAATGTAACAATGATGCTTGATATAGAAAGTCTTTTTTCTTTGTATCAATGCATAAAAATATTAAAATATATGAAAATAAATAATTATAAACAATTTCTTGAAAACAAACAAACAAATTTATATGAAGAAAATACAAATGTTTTTGCTTATTATTTTGTAAAGACTATATTATTATATAATTATGATGAATTTATGAAATTTTGTCACGAGAATAATTCCCCAGGAAATCCAATTCTATTTTATAAATCACCTGGTAATTTAAACTCTTTTTTTAATTTTGTATTAAAATATTATTCCACCGAGTATTTGTTGAATGATTTTAGAGCAATGGAATTGATACTTGGGGATATTAAAAATCCAGAGTTAAAAAAAACTATGAGAATGACCTTATTTGAAAAAAATTAATATAAAATTGATTGCGTTTTATATTAATATATTACATTATAACAAAACCATGGGAATTAAACAGTTGAATAAATTAATTAGGCTATATACACCATTATCGTCGGTTAGAATAGACTCGTTTAAACATAAAACAATCGCTATTGATATTATGATTTATATGTATAAATATTTAGCTACGGATACATTACTTGAAAATATGTATTCATTCTGTATATTGCTTACACAAAATAATATAACACCATTATTCATTTTTGACGGCGAAAAACCAAAAGAAAAGCAAGCTGAATTAGATAGGAGGAGGAAAAATAGAAGAAAAGCTTGGGAAAAATATGATTATATACAAAATAATTTGGATGAAAACACAAAGAATAATATAGAGATTCAAAAAGAGTTATCCAGGTTAAAACGACAATGTGTAAAAATTAAACATACTCATATTAAAGATGTAAAAGAATTGCTCAAATGTTTCGGATTAAAATATATAGTAGCCGAAGGTGAAGCAGATAAATTATGTGCCGAGATGGTAATCCATAACAAAGCATACGCTTGTATGAGCGACGATATGGATTTATTTATGTATGGATGTCCAAGAGTATTGAGATTATTTAATATTCAAAAAAAAACAGCTATTCTTTATGATTTAAAAATCATTTTGGAACATTTAAATATCAACCATTTTATCGATTTTCAGGTAATGTGTGTTTTGAGTGGAACAGATTATAACATAGAATACAATAAAAATAACATTTTTAAAATATATAATAAATACGTGTATTATATCAAGCAGTTTAAGTGTTCAACCGGGTTTTTAACTTGGATGACAAACAAAACTGAAACGTATAATTTTGACAAAATTATGAAAACATTAGAATTATTCTATATAGGTAGAACAATAAGTACACACGAACTTGTAGAAAATTCATTTATGGATAAAATAAATTTATACAAATTATTAGAGAAAGAATACTTTCTAAACCCTATTACGGTTTATTAGTTAATTATTACATATAAATTATGAAATAATTATTTTTTATTTATTGGGTAGTTGATACAACAGAAGCAACAACAGAAGCAACAGAAGCAACAGAACCAATAGAAGCACCCGCTTTCGCAAAATGAGGACTCATATATTTTTGAAGATTAAAATAAGTCAAATTGTCTTCCTTCTTCAACTTCAACAATTTCTTCAACTTGGTATCCGCAAGAATATGACGACCATTCTTTGGGTCTTGGAGATTGTGCGCACGAATGTATTTATTAATTTCACGAGTAACATCAGTCCTTGCCATTTCAGACCCCCTTTCTCTTCCCAAAAATGCTGCCAATTCATTACTGATTTTGGTTGGTTTTACAAATCCACTTGGTTGGCGATTTCCAGTTCTCTTCTTCTTTCTTCCTACTTTCTTTGCCGCCTTCAATTCGCGGTCTGTTCTCTTAGAAAGAACCCTTACTTGAGTAGTTACTGTAGTCAATTGACTACGTAACGCCGTCAATTGCGCAAGCAAAGCTGCGAATTGTTCTTGAAGATTTGGCGCTTCTTCTTGAACTACGGGTGCCGCGGGTGCCGCGGGTGCTGCTGGGGCTTTTGTTTCAATAGCGGGTGGTGCTGGTTCTGCTGCAGTCTTTTTGACTGCCTTTGAGGTTGACTTTTTAGACGTTTTAGATTTTGGCATCTTATGAGTATATAAAGATTTTTCTTTTTAAATAGGTTTCTTAAATATATATTTATTATTCCTAAATTTCTAACCATAACGCATCATAAAAATATTAATTGTTAATTACATAAATAATATTAATGATGTGGGTTTGGCATAAATGCCTCTACTAAATGAGGCATCGCATTTGCGGCATGTTGACTAACTATCGTTAATACACCAAGAATATAATTGGCACCCAAAGTCATATAATCTTTATCTGAAGATGATAATAATTTCCCCATTATATCCAAACCATATGTTTTTAATGTTAATTCCGATTTATGCATTAATGTACCCATACTAATCGTTGAAAATGGATTTCCATTTGGTGGTGATATATTTCTCTTAACTTCATTCGATATTTGTGCTCTATAATCCCATACATCTTGTAATTCTCTTATAAATCTTATTAATCTTAGTTTTGATAAATTTAAATACCATTTCGTATCTGTTATATAACCAAGTTGATCTATTTTTTGAAATAAAGATATTGTTTTCATCTCTAATTTTTTTTCACTTGATAATATTGTTGTATCCTTTACAAACTTATATTTTATATTTCTTTTTAAAATTTTCTTTGCTAAAAATATCGAAGCATTCAGTTTATATATTACATTTTTATAATGTAAAAGTTTTCTTGTATATGGATTTTTTACTCTACCCTCGTCATCTGCTGTTTTAATTATTAAATTATACAAAGAATAAATATCAAAAGCATAATTAAATCCATCCATATCTTTAAAACAAAATAGCTGATCGAATTTAATATTTTTAATATTTTGAAATGTTAAAAAATCAGTATCATTCACGCATTTTTTGCGCAAATCCACCCCCTTTAATTTAATTAATTTTTTTATTAAAAATCCTCTATAAATCCTTTGTATTTTAATTGCAAAATGCGAATACTTTAAAAAATTATATATTCTATGGATTTTTTCATCCTTATTCCCCGATACTTTTAACTTGTAATATTTACATACCTTAGTTAATTGTTTTACCTTATAATTATTTTCTACCAAGGCATTATAATTTTCCATTGTCGGCATTATAAAAGCCGCGTCTTTTACTTTTTTCCCTTTCTTTTTTATAGGAACTTTATCATATATAACTTTGTTTAAAAATGTTCTTGGTGAATAATCTTTCCATTTTAATACGACGTTCATAATATTATAATATATAACGATTATTTATTTTTATATCTTTTATAAAATGATTTTAACAATCTTAAACTTTAAGATAATGATACATGGTAATCTAAATGAAATTATTATTACCATTTTTCCTATTTTTACATATGTCTTTTCTTTGTTCGTCAAAGAATATAAATGAATGTAATAAATTATGGGGTATGAATAATGAAATAAATGGCGTAACTGTTAGTAATATTGGAATATATATGTGTATAGATGACCCATTAAATATTTATTCTTCCATAAACCCCCCTTCAAATAATATTCTATTAACCGATAAACAATTAAATATTCAAAATTTTAATGAAACGATACAAAGAAAAATTAATAATACATTTAATTTTTCAAATATTACTACAACCGAACTACCCACTACTACTACCACTACCGAATCACCTACTACTACCACCACTACCGAATCACCTACTACTACCACCACAACCGAATCACCTACTACTACCACCACAACCGAATCACCTACTACTACTACCACCACAACCGAACCGCCTACTACTACAACAACCGAACCGCCTACTACTACCACCACAACCAAATCGCCCACTACCACAACCGAACCGCCTACTATTGTAATAACTACTCCGCCACCACCCACACCAACAAATTATTATGAAACTAATCCTTCAAACATTACAGAGGATCCGTCTCCAAACAAAACAGATGATGATGTTCCTTTAATAGTTACTTTAACTACTTTATCTGTTGTATTGTGTTTATTATTTTGTATAAGATGCAATCCATTAATATATGAATTTTGTAAAAGAAAATGTAAAAAACTAACTGAAAAAAAAACACTACAAAGAAAAGTTACACCACCAACCAATTTTAAAATTCAAGAAAATCCAAAAACTAGGAAAATATCGCCCATTAAAATACCCCCCAAACATCATGCTATTGATATGCCGCCTCAAGTTATTACTCCAAAAAGAAAGGTAAGTCTTGGTTTTAATACTATGGGCGCACAAAATGATTGGTATCGTGAAACATTTAAAACTGAATTATCTGAATTTAAAGATGTAGAATCCTCGCCGGGACCACCGCCGGCACCACCGCCGGCACCACCGCCGGCACCAAAACTTCCAACGCCAAAAGCGTCTATACCAACATTACGCGCCAATTTAGAGTATTTAGGGAAGAATGAACAAAAAAATAGACAATTAAATCGAAAAATGGATAATATAATTCAAGAGATTGAACACACAAAACAATCTTTATATACCAATAATAATTCAAATATGCAGATTCGAGAGATTGGAAATGTTCAACAACAGATACATAGTATTGAAAAAAGAAAAAAAGCAAAAACGGATTTTAGAAATGTCCGCCTTAATTCATGGACTACCCCAAGACAGAAGGGAAATCCCCCAGGGAATTATTGATTTAAAAATAAAATTGATTTAAAGATAAACCATGAATATTAAATTAATAGTATGTCTTCCAATATGCAAATTACGAGCGCAAAAAAGTTCAATTCGAACGAAGTTAAATATAAACCTCCTACCACCAATTCACGAGGTGGTAAAGATGTTAAAGTCCAGTTAAAGGGTTCTAATCTCGTGTTGCAAGTGCCACTTATGCTAACGTGGGGTATTAATGAACGCGATAATGATGGGCGTATGTCTTATGATGTATCTCTACAGTTTGAACCTAATAAATATCCGGCACAGGAAAAAGCGTTGGATAACATGAAAAGTTTTGAAAATAAGATTCTTACAGACGCCGTTATTAACAGTAAAGCTTGGTTTGGTAAAAACAAAATGTCAAAAGAAGTTGCTGAGGCGCAGATGTGGCCTATTCTTAAATATCCTAAGATGAAGGATGGTAGCGGAGAACCTGATTATAGTAGAAATCCAACTATGAAACTGAAAGTTCCCTATTGGGAAGGTATTCATAATGTAGAATTGTATGATATGAACGGAGCAGCCCAATATCGTCCCGTAAAAGAGGGTTCGTGGAGTGCCGATCAAAATAATGGAACGCCGATGACATTAATGCCCAAGGCAACTCATCTAACGGGACTTATTCAGTGCACGGGATTATGGTTTGCCGGCGGTAGATATGGCTGTACATGGAAACTGCTCCAAGCAAAACTTCAACAACCTGTTCGTTTGGTAGGTTCAGGCGTATGCCATATTGTTGATGATAGTGATGATGAAGATGCTCTCGCCGAAATTAAATCTAAAGCAGAAGAAAAAGAGGCATTTGTTCAAAAGGACGACCAATATACTCAAAATACTCCTACATTCGGCGACGATAATGAAGAAGAAGAAGATGATGTAGAAGAAGAAGATGATGTAGAAGAAGATGATGTAGAAGAAGATGATGTAGATGATGTAGATGATGTAGATGATGTAGATGATGTAGATGATGTAGATGATGTAGATGATGAAGTTGAACCAGAACCAGAACCAGTTGTTAAGAAGAAGGTTGTTAAGAAGAAGCGCGTTGTTAAGAAGAAAAAGAATAGTGGCGATTAGGTAAAAAAACT